CTTTCTGTTCTTCTGTAGGCTCTAGCCGAAATTTATAGCCTTTATGTACTTTCAAGGTGATTCACCTCCTTTATGGATTTTTGTACTTGTGAATTGGTCAAACCCCCGGAAAAAGTTGAATAGCCTGTTTTTCTCCTCCCACAATTCTTTCTAACATAATTATATCATATTTTACAGATGGACGGGCCAAAATCGCAACTTTGTTCATGAATACTTAACCTTTATGCACGAGATTTATTGTTGCCCTAATATATAAAACGAGAGCCCCGTCATCTTGGATGGGGCTCTTGAGTTGTAGCTGGAGGTGTATCTCATTTTGTGCCAGGGGTATTGTATGGCAGTTTTCGAAAATGAGTGCAAAAAAACAAACACCAGAAGTCAAACTCAAAAATATCTTAGTCTTGGCAAGTTTACCCTTGCGCCGCTGTGCGAACCTCATAAAATAGAAATTGTACAAGAGAAACGGCAAGTGACGTTCATCGCGATTGTAGTTGGTCGCCACGAATCGATGCCGTGTCTGCTTGCGCATAATTACCTCTTTTCGAAGCCCACAGGTCATTCTCTCACCTGTGGGTTTTGTTTATTGCGGAATCGTGCGAATTGCAGACAATTAAAGACAGAGCGATTGTGAGATGGGGCGATACCGATGCAGTAGGGATGAAAATCTTAGCAGCTAAAAAACTGAATGTGGAGAAATAAAAATTATGGTATACGTGATTGGAATTGTAGCAGCCCTGATTATTCTCTTTGGATTTCTCTGCTACAAGAAAGCTCCGCCCACGGAGGCTATCGTTGTGACCGGCTTTGGTCTGTCTAAGCCTAAAGTGGTTTGCGGAAAGGGTACATTTGTTCTGCCCGTTCTTCAACGGGCTGACCGACTGAATATGCGCCTTCTGAAAATTGACGTCAAAACTCCTGAAACAGGTGTTAAGACGAAGAACGGCGTAAGTCTTTGGATTGACTCTGTTGTCACGATTCAAGTCTACAGCGAAAACTCTACCGTTCTGGATGAAGAAGTGAAGGCATCCGGTCTGAAAGACGCCAAGGCGTACATCATGTCCCGCCAGCAGGCAGCCATCTCGAACTTTCTCGGCATGAACGAGCAGGGCATCAATGACAAAGTCAATGACGTTCTGCAGGGCAATTTGCGAGAGATTGTCTCCGATATGACCGTTGACCAAATTCTGACGAACCGCAAGCAGATGGCTGTGAGCGTTATCGAGAATGCTCGCCCCGACCTTGCTAAGATGGGACTTGAGGTTGTGACTTTTAATGTCCAGGACATCAGGGATGCAGTGGATGTTCAAGGCCACAATCACGGCGTTATCGAAGCTATCGGCATCGAACAGGAAGAGCTCGTAAAGAAACAGGCTGAAATTGCCCGTGCTCAGGCTGCCCGTGATGTAGCCTGCGCGAAGGCCGATGCTGAGATGGCTGCAAATGCCAAGGAAGTTGAAGCGCAGACTGCGATTGCAAAACGCAACAGTCAATAACCCACGACTAAAGTCGCGGGCTTGCATCAGCGAGTCTACGCTTTAGAAGTGTCCGAAAGGATATGTTGACTACCCTAAGTGCTTCGAGCACTCCGTTATAAGCGAATAGATAGTTACCGTGCGGCGTTAATCCTAACTGCACGCTCTAAGACAACACATCACGTAAAGCTGAGGCAAAGCCGACAGGTGTGGTTGTATCAAACCGCTTATGACCTTGGGGAAGGATTTTTACCCTCTTCGGAGGAGTGAGCAGCTTCCTTTTAGCTGCCAATTTTTCGAAAGGAGCATGACATCATGCAATATGTGTATGTACTTAACAAGCATGGCGAGCCCTTGATGCCGTGCTCACCCGGAAAGGCTCGTCTGTTGTTAAAACAGCAAAAAGCACACGTTGTAAAACGTACGCCGTTCACTATCAAACTTCTGTACGGAAGTACAGGATACAAACAGCCCATCACTCTTGGTGTAGATGCGGGCAGCAAGCATGTTGGCTTGTCTGCATCTACAGAGAAGCGCGAACTCTACAGTGAGGAGTTCACTCCTCGCAACGATGTAGTAGAATTGCTATCTACGCGCAGACAGAACCGCCGTTCAAGGCGAAATCGCAAAACTCGTTACCGTGCGCCAAGATTCAATAACCGTGTACACAGCAAACATAAGGGTTGGCTTGCACCTTCGGTAGAAGTAAAAATCCAAGAGCACATTACTGTTATCAAGCGCATCTGTCGAATTTTGCCTATCACTCTTGTAAGAGTAGAAACTGCAGAGTTTGACATGCAACGCTTAAAAGCAATGCTTGCCGGAAAGCCTCTGCCGGTAGGAACCGACTACCAACTCGGTGAGATGTACGACGAATACAATGTTCGCCAGTATGTTTTGAAGCGTGATAACTATACATGCCAATGCTGTGGTGCTCATACCACCGCAAAGAAAACCGTCAAGCTGCATGTACATCACCTTGAAAGCCGTAAGGTGGGCGGTAATGCACCAAGCAACCTTATCACTTTGTGTACCACTTGCCACAACAACCTCCATAAAGGGAAGATAACACTTGACGGCAAAAAACGTGGTAAAACGCTTCGCGATGCGGCTTTTATGGGTATCATGCGTAACACACTACTGACACGCCTACGCAACGAACTTAATATTCCAGTACAAAACACATATGGCTATATAACCAAGTTGTTACGTGAACAAAACGACATCAAGAAAAGCCATGTTAACGATGCCCGTTGTATTAGCAAGCATCCACTAGCTAAACCTTGCAGTGTTTGTTACCGCACGAAGGCAATTCGACACCACAATCGGCAAATCCATAAAGCGAAAATCTTGAAAGGTGGAATTCGAAAAGCAAATCAAGCGCCCTATATCGTTAAAGGATTTCGCCTCTGGGACAAGGTGCTCTATAACGGGCAGGAATGTTTTATTTCGGGACGCAGGACATCGGGATATTTCGCTTTAAGAAAACTCGATGGTACAACCATTACGAATAGCATTTCATTTAAAAAACTGCGACTATTAGAGCCTGCAACAAACTATTTAATCGAAAGGAAGTGAATGGGCAAATCCTCCCACGACTGAAGTCGCGGGTATCCTTGCCATGATTGATGAACACGACGGAGGATTTCACAGCCACAAGAATCGACGGCCTCAAACGAGTTTGTGAGGGGCTGCCGCTGAACATCGACGACCTCGCCAAGACCCAGTTTCAGAACCATTCAGAACGGGTAATCAAGAACGATGAATGGGGTATCTCGGACAGGCTCGTGAACTATCCTGCTGTATCTATCACATCGAATAAAATTACCTCGCTGACAAAAGACCTCTCGAAACGTGCTATCATCTGTCGAATTGGTGCTAAAATCGACAACGAGCGCGGTGCCAAGAACTCGAAGCGTGTGAATGAGAGTATGTCGGAGCTGACAACCGCGTTCTATGGCGAATATGTCCGCCGAATGCTTGTTTGCATCGATGAGATGACGACGGAAATGCGTGAAAATGCGAATGGCAAGGAATACTTCCCGGATATCTTCCACGCTTCGTCTAGTGTCATTGCAGATATCTTCGAGGCATGCGGAATCGATTTGCCGGACTATGTGCGTATCCTGTACTATAACGACTATATGGGTGATGAGAGCATTGGTCGTGCTGCAATTGAGAAAATCAAACTGGCATGGCAGGCTGACCCGAGCAAGTTCCGGGTTGATAAGAAGCAGAACAGGCTCATTTACTCCTATCCGCCGGATGGACCGTGGTACGAACTGAAATACATTGCAGATGAGCTGCCGAACTCCCTCGAAGCAGAGATTTCTGGCGGCAACCAGCTTATCATGAACTACGAGCAGGCACAGGAATTGTTCGGCATCAAGTTTCGGCGCTGGCTGGGCATCTTTAACCTCTAATATGCATGGCAGGTTCTTTTCGGAGCCTGCCTTCTTATTTCGCAAAAATAGTTGCCCATTTGTGCGAATTGCAGACAATCAGAAATAAAGCGTAAAGCAAAGGAGCTGAGTACCATCTCAAAATTTGCAAGCAAAAAGTTGATTGAGCGAAATTGCAATATCATGAAAGACTACGGCAACGGCTATTCCATTGAGGAGCTTGCCGCAAAATACAGGTTGAGCGTCCGTACATGCTATCGAGCGTTAGACGACGCGAAACAGAAGGCCAGAATTCAGTTGGCGCAGGTAGAGGATGCCAGAAAAGCTGAAATCCTTGCGGCATACAAGAACAGTGTCCCTCTCAAGGAAATGATTGCGAAATTCAACGTGGCAGGTCAACAACCCCGCCTAAACCGGCTCGCCGGTTATAGACGGGGCTTGCGGGGCAACCCGTAAGCCCGGTTGATTAGCCTCAGTGAACGGTAACTTCGGTTGCTGCGAACTCCGTTATGCATTTGATGAGCAATCATCTTCATAATATAGGCACCCCGATATGCTCCACAAGTGTCGGGCTTTGCGGGCAGTGTATGTATCAATGGCGCAAGCCGTTGATATGTATTACGTTAAAAATCTCTAAGGGTAGGAGATGTGCGGCTGTCATGCCGAAAGGCTAAAACAGTGCATAACATTGGCGAAGTGGACCACAGGGCGCAAGCCCTGACTTATAGTTTCATTACTATTTTACGAAAGGAGTACCTTGCATGAGCACTTGCGTTTGCGTTCTCAGCAACAGTGGTGAACGCTTAATGCCTACCTTCCGTCTTGGCAAGGTGCGCCATCTTCTGAAAGACGGAAAGGCTAAAATCGTTAAGCATCACCCGTTTACCATCCAGCTGCTGTATGACAGCAAAACGAACACGCAGCCTATTGAAATCTGCGAGGATGTGGGCTACAACTACATCGGCATCAGTGTGAAAAGTCAATCTCACGAGTATGTATCTGCTCAATATAATACATTACAGGACGAGAAAGCCTGCCACGACAGTTGTCGTAAGTTGCGCCGTACACGCAGAAACAGACTGCGTTACCGTAAACCGCGCTTCGATAACCGCAAGCGCGGCGAAGGTTGGCTTGCTCCTTCTTTGAGGCATAAGAAAGAACTCAATGTCAACGTTGTCAAGATGTATTGTGCAGTAATGCCCATTACTCATGCAACAGTTGAGGTTGGTTCTTTCGACACAATGCTTGTAAAAGCAATTCAGGAAGGAAAAGCCATTCCTGAGGGAGCAGACTATCAAAAAGGTCCTCGCTACAATTTGGCAACCTTGCGTGAGGCAGTGTTCTACCGTGATAATTACACCTGCCAAGTTTGTGGACGCAAAGTCGCGGATGGTGCCATTTTACATATGCACCACATGTTCTACTGGAAAGGTCGTCACGGCGACAGCCTGAACGAACTTCTAACGGTATGCGAAAAGTGCCATACACCAGCTAACCATCAAAAAGGCGGTAAGCTTTATGGCTTCGGAGAAAATGTAAAGTTTGCCGACCTTTCCGGTGCGGCTTTTATGAACACCGTTAGGTGGCAAATTGTCAATGAACTCTATGCTGCTTTTGGAAAAGATTTTGTCACCGTCACTTATGGCGCAATGACAAAAGAAAAGCGTATCGCACTTCGACTTGAAAAAAGCCATAATAACGACGCGTATGCAATGGGCGAGTTTCATCCAAACTGCCGCTGTACGTTTGAACATTATGAAAAGGTAAGGCGTAATAATCGCATCCTTGAAAAGTTTTATGATTCTCGCTACATTGACATTCGTACAGGAGAAATAGCTACTGGAAAAGAACTTTTCAATGGTAGAATTAACCGTAACCACAAAAAGGATTCGGAAAATTTGCACAGATACCGTGGCAAGAGGACATACGCAGGGCATCGCGCTCTGTTACGCAAAAAGGTAAACCTTAATCCGGGTGATTTAGTCTCTCTCAACGGAGAAGTTCTCGTTGTGCATAGCACTCATACCAATAAAAAGGGTGCTGTAAATGTAGAATTCAAAACACCCGGAAAAAGCGGTCAAAAATCTGCAAGCCTTAAAAAACTTAAAATTGTAAAAGCAGCAGATTCCATGCATTCTGCATGGGAAAAAATATCTTAATCATTTAAAGAAAGGAGTAGCAGGGTATTTGTGCTAACTGAGTACACTTCAAATTGCCTCTTGGTTAGCGCATTCCTCACCGCCTAAGTCGCAAGCGACTATAGACGGTGTACCCTGCACACATAATTTGATGAAATGGATTGTGAAGCAAACCAAATCGAAAGGATATGAGTTCACCTTCGATATCGTGAAAGGCAAGGCCGTTATCGGGCAGGCACACTATATCCCGAAATTGCTACGGCAGGGTTATGGCATCCGGCTGAATGATTCCAAGTTCCTGCTGCAATACATGCCAGCTGCTGACGCAAGGGCGTACATGCGCGGCATCAACACGAAAGATATTCTGAGACACCCTTTTGCTATCCGTGAGAACAACTGCACGGTAGGCGAGATTTCCGTCATCCATACAAAAACCGGATTTCTCCAAGGATACAATTCTATCGCCATGCAGCTGTATGGCGAGGAATACCAGAGCTACAAAATTGGTTTTGGAAAAGAAGGAGTATGCTGCCCTGTATTTCTTGGCGGACAGCAAATCGCCCAAATCAATAAGAGCGCGGTGGTCAAGGATAATCTGGATGAATACCTGATTTACGCAGTGAATGAAAAGGCACTGATGCCGTCCGTCATGTTCGCCATTTATATTGATGGAATATACTACGCAAACCGAGGCATGTATGTGGATGACGCAACGACTATCAACTGCGAATACAGCTTGAACGAGGAAGTCCTGTCCCACTACGACCCGAATTTTGTCAAAGGACTATGACTCCGATAACTGGTATTCACAGACAATATCATGTTGCGAAACTGTGCGAATTGCAGACAATTAAAAGTGAATGAATTACAAAAGCTACAGAGGATAAACAATGAGCTATGAACCCATTATCACACCGGGCAGGAATTTCTTTCTTGTCTCGACGGAGTACAAAGAGAGCTGCTCTGCCTGGTGCCGCAAGCAAATTAGAGCGACACTGAGGACCTGTCAGGGACGAGTCATCATCATTGATGCAACGGGCGAGTACGCGGACTTGGCGCTTGAACATGACAGATTGATTCGAGAGAAAATCCCGTCCATCATTTATCGGTATAAGCTGGTGGACGGGAAACCGTATATTGCTCATGTCATTGAAGTTGATACGGAAGCAAATGAAGCACCGCACCTGATTGTATACGATATCAGCCGGACCATAATCACCAGCTGGAAGGTCGGCGTAGAGGCAATTGATAAAATCCTGCAATCCTATGCCGTAATGCGGGACAGTGAAATCGCGTGGCTGTATGTTCCGCTGGACTTATATACCAATGTCAAGCCTGAAACCGAATCCTGGAACATTTTGGAACGAACTATCAAGGGTAATGAAGGCAAGCTCATGACAGTACTGACGACTCGCAAATTCACCATTGGGATGGTCCAGCGCTGCTTGCATATGACAAAAAATAAACTTTTGGAGGATAGCAAATGACCAATGAACAGCTGAGAATCGCATTGACGGCGAATGCCGTTACCAAACAGACCCGTAACCATTTTGGGTTCAGTGACCCGTGTGGGAAGACTCTGCAAGAGTACAACAAATCTTCAACGCTTTGCTGTGTGACGGCAGCGCAGAAAATGAACACGCCGGGTTTCGAGCGTGTCCTTGCTGCACAGATTTTCCCCTGCTTCACCATCGGCTGCTGGAACCAGACGAAGACGGTCTATGATTTTGACTACGAGTTCCAGAAAATTCTTATGGATACGGATGACATGGCGATTCATCAGGATATCCTGCAGCGGCTTCCGATTCGTGATTTCTTTATCCCGGTGTATGACAGCTACGACTACAACGGTATGTTCGTGCATGTGGAATTCGAAGAGAAAGAGAAGACCACTGCTTTCGGCATCGTTCTTGTCGGCCCGGCCAAAGGCAGCCATGATGATTTCACGTTCCTGACTCTGCCTGCCTGGGCCAAAGAAAACCAGAGTTTGACGGAAGCAACTCGGAGCACGAAAGAATACCTGGAAAAGGCAGCCGGGCAGCGGCAGGTAAATGGTATCAGCGTACCGGCTGTGATGGAAGCAGTTCCTTCGGTCTTTGACGGCGGCACACCTTATGTTCGCCTGGCAATCCTGTGTGCCTACTATCTTGCCAGTAAGAACCCTGATGTCCGCTTGGAAACTTCCAAAAAGCGTGACCGCCCGGTATTCGTGTTTCAGGGAAAGGCACAGCGAATCAACGTCAAGGCATATACCGTTGGTGAGAATGCGGCCAAAGAATACAAGAAGAACGGGGAAGGCAAAACTCCCCGCTGGCGGCATTACTGGTGCGGCAATGGCCGGGAACGTCGGGAATGCAAGTTTATTTACTGATGGCGGTGAGGGTGAATCATGGCTCCCCATACTTATCAGGACCCGATTGGGTTCTATGAATGGTTCGATGACCTTCCTTATGCTATCCAGGATAGTATTCTGAAACACCTGCCGCATATGGAAGGCGAGGAATGGCTCATTGTCATTATCCTTGCAGCTCTTCTTCTGATGATTCTGGTTTCAGCGTATCTGGGCTTTGCAAGACATAATGTCAAAAAAACGAGTGAACGACTCAACGCTTTGAAAGAGCTGAACAACACGACTGAATTCATGCCGGTCGAGGCGCAGTACCGCTACTATCTACGTTCTGATACGAAGCTGGAATACGAGGAGTTCTCGCTCCCGAAATTCTTCCGCCGCGAAGTGAGAGAAAACTTTAAGCTGTTCAACACTCTTCTTGGCAATGCTCGGGCAAACACGGTATTGTATGAAACATACGGCCGCGAAATCCAGGAACTCCCGGATTGGACAGAATCGGATGACGATTGCGGGCGGCATATCCCGTTCTTTCTCTACCACAACATCGAGAAAGAGTTGTACGATGAAACTGTCCTGGACTGCCCTGTAACGAGCCCTGAGTTTGTCTGTACGAAAAGCTATCTGCCCAAAGATGCCAAAGAGCCGATTGAGACGGAAGAAACCTATACGCTGGAAGAGCTCGAAGAGTACATACGCCGCTTGAAGGTTGCAGCCGATGTCAAGAAGAACAGCCAGAACGCAGGCTGAAAAAAGTCAGCAGCCATAAGCAAGAGGCAGGGCCCTGTGTTTCATGGTTCCAGAACGTCTTCCCACCTTAATTTTACCAGTACTTTGATATTTTGTGGCCATTGACAAACGGCGCAAAAGGTGCTTGGGTTAAAAGCCCTTGCAAAAAAGTGCAATATCCATATAATAAGAAATCCAAAAGGGAGATACACATTATGAGTGAACAGAAAGAAAATGCTCAGCTCGAAGCTTATCGGAAGCTCGTTGAAGATTTCAAGCGCTTCGTCAGTTCTGAAATTCGGGCAGAAGAGAACAGCTACAGGATTGTGGACATGACTTCCGAAGATGCCGAAATCGATGACCCGAGCGTTCCGGTGACTCAACTGGAGGACGAAAAAGCAGAGAAGCTTGCCGGTATTTGCATGGACCTGTCCAATGCCACGCTGTGGCTCTACTACAACCGTGACAAATTTGCAAACGTCGAGTTTATGCCCCTGACTGATGAAACTCTGAAAGAATACCAGAAGCAGGCTCAGAATGCTCTGAATGAACCGAAGAGCCCTCTGTATCTGAAATCCTGGTATCAGCTCATTGAAATGTTGAGTCAGGAATGTATCCCGCAGCGCTACGAGGACGACGGTCAGCGATATACAGACGTCTATGTGAACACCTATATGCTCATGTACCTGACCATGACCCGACTCAAGAACGGCGGAACCTTTACACGCCTTGCAAACGGGCAGGGAAGCGATGCTGTGAAAATCACGACCATCGCAATGTACTACTTCTCCAGCCTTTTGACGGTTCTCTGCACTGAATATTAAGAAATTTTTTCCCGTGTGAGCAGCGACGCTCATGCGGGAATTTTTTTGTAATTTTCTATTGTCAATCTGTGCGAATTGCGTACAATGAAAAATATAAACCAAAAATATATCTTATCGTTGTCCCGCATGAGTTGTTTGTGCGGGACTTTTTTGTTTGCGGAAAGGAAATGCACTATGTACGGTTTATCAGAAGAAAGCTTAACGATTGTTGGTGTTATTTTGATTGTGGTTGGTGTCGCTATGATTGGTTGGGGATTTGAATGGAATCAGGACATTACCAATGATAAACGGGTCGGAACCGTTGTCAGAGACATTGGCGTTATGGTTTTGGCGACCGGCATTATATTTGTGATGCAGCGGGCAATGAACTAAATTGGGAAAATGTAAGGCAGGCTCATTTCGGGCCTGCTTGTTTTTTGGGTGAAATATGATTACAACAAAGAAGATTGACCCACGGCCATATCAGCAGAAAGCTGCTGCGGCGATTCATAGAGAGTGGGATGCCGGGAATAAGAAAACGCTGGTTGTGATGCCGACCGGAACCGGCAAAACTATTGTGTTTGCAAGCATCGTGAACGACCAGGTGGCAAAGGGCGAACACGTTTTGATTCTTGCGCACCGGGAAGAGCTTTTACAGCAGGCAAGCGACAAGCTCAAGATGGTGACGGGGCTAGAGACCGCGTTAGAGAAAGCGCAAAGCTCGGCGCTCGATTCCGATAAGATGGTCGTGGTTGCCAGTGTTCAGACTCTCTCTAAGCAGAATCGGTTAATGAAGTATCCGCGTGATTATTTCGGGACTATCATCATTGATGAAGCGCATCACACGGCAGCCAAAACTTACAAGGGAATTCTCGAGCATTTCATCGATGCCAAAGTGTTGGGCGTGACCGCAACACCCGACCGAAGCGACATGAAATCCCTATCTGATATCTTTGATAGTCTTGCATTTGAATATAAGCTCCCGGATGCAATTCGGGAAGGATATCTCTGCAAAATTAACACGAAGACAATTCCGGTCGAGGTAGACATCAGCAAGGTTCATATCAATGCCGGTGATTTCAGTGCTCAGGACCTCGGCAATGTTCTTGACCTGTATCTGGACACGATTGCGGATGCCATTGTGCGAGAATGCCAGAACCGAAAGACTGTCATCTTTACGCCTCTGGTACGAATCAGCAAAAGACTGTGCAATATCCTCAATAAGCGAAACTTCAAGACCGCAGAAGTCAATGGCGCGTCTGCGGACCGGGAGGACGTTCTGAAAGGGTTTGACAATGGCGAGTACAAGGCGCTGACGAACGCGATGCTCCTGACGGAAGGCTGGGATTGCCCGACCGTTGACTGTATCATCTGCTTGCGTCCTACCAAGAGCCGTAGCCTGTATGCGCAGATTGTGGGACGCGGAACACGCCTATGTGAAGGGAAAAAGAATCTTCTCGTGCTGGATTTCCTGTGGCTGACAAAGAAACATAGTCTTTGCCATCCTGCTGATATTTTCTGTGAAGACCCGGAAGTGGCACAAAAGACCACCGATATGCTGGCGGATGCGGCACTCACCGGTTCGAATAGCCAGGAGAATTTCGGGAGTCCCGAATTGGGGCTGATTGAGGCAATCGAGGAAGCACAGACTGAGCTGGACGAGGAAAAGCGGAAAGCACTGTGTGAACTCGAAAAGCAGGATACGATTCAGCGCAAGCTCAAGGCACAGCGTCAAAAGCCGAGAGGATTGGTTGACCCGCTGCAGTACATTTTCAGCATCGAAGCGCCGGAACTCAACGATTATCAGCCGATGTTTGAGAGTGAGAGGCAGGAGCCTTCCGATGACATCATCGATAGTATTTCGTGCTACGGCGTAAAAGGGGATGCCATCAAATCTCAGGGCCTTGCCGCTGCAATTCTCAAACGACTCATTGCTCGCAGAGCCAGCGGAATGGCTACCCCGAAACAGATTCGGTGTCTTGAAAGTTTTGGGTTCGTCCATGTTGGGCGCTGGACATTGCGCTATGCAAGCAGCTTTTTGGACATCATCAGTTCTCATGACTGGAAACTTCCGAATGGGTTCGACGCATCCACGCTGGACCCGGAAAAGAATACGGCAGAAGACCTCGCCAAGCTGTATCCAGACTACAAGGAAGATGAGACGAAGAAAGCACCACGTGGGGATGCTTTCATCTGCTGCTACTACGATGCAAGCTACAATTTGGCTCGCAAGAAGGTCTGCAACAGTGAAAAAGAAATGTTGAATCTGTATTATTCACTGTTCAATACTTGCGAAGCAAAGTACTTCTATTATACGAAGGAAGCTGATGCCTGGATGGCAGAAAAGCAGAATCTAATTGCCAGAAAGACTGGAACACCGATTCCTGCCGCACAGCCGACTCAGGCAACACCCGCAGTACCTCCTCCCTTTGTCCCGACAGCTCCCGCTAAGAGCCACGAATATTATTGCTGCCTTGCCCGATGGGATGGGTCCTACATTGGCTATGAAACTTACAAGAGTGAGCAGGCAGCTCAGAATGCCCGAAAGCAGATTGCCCGGCGCGGTGAGACGGCAGTGTATGCCACAGTAGAGGAAGCCGAAGCGTGGGTCGAACAACAGAAGGCGGCAAGAACCAGGAGGTAACAAGATGCGTACAAACAAGACGGCAAGCCACATTTACTATGAGCTTGACCACGATGTGCAGGAATATGCGAAACGGCTTTTGGCTAAAAAGATTCTGCACGCGGCACAGCAGGACAATGCCGTTCCGTTTCCTGATGAAACGGCAAAGAGAATTGCCGAGACGGCGGTGTTTCTGACCGAACGCCTCACGCTTTTGTATGAGGTCAGTTCTGGCTTTCGAGGCATTCGGTTCAGCGATTCCGGGAAACAACCCGCTGTTTATACTACCATGGTTCAGCGCAATGCTCCTTTGTACGATGAGCCGATGCTTGGGCGGGCCTACAACCTCGCCAGCTTCCTTGCCGCTGAAAGTCCCGATATCAGAGAAGTGGTTTTGATGAAGCATGGGGTTTTGGCGGCAATTTATAATGCTGCTGCGCACATGAAAGAGCGGACTCCGGAGCCGGGAAAAATCTCGGTTCAGAGCCAGCTGTTTGTGTCTACGGCAGTTGAGTTGTTTGATGGTCTTTTGAGTACAGCAGTAGAGAAAAAGAACAGCGGCAATAAAACCGCCGCATGAGATAGAGAATAGGAGATTCGTATGATTCGATTCAGAAAAGATACCCCTCGCTACTGGTTTATGAGTAACTATTATTCTTGCGAATTTGTGATGAATGGGATTCGTTACAAGAATGCCGAAGCAGCGTTTCAGAGCCACAAGGTTCCGCTGGAAGAGCGCAAACAATTTTCAGACATGCCTCCGGCAACGGCTAAGCATTTTGGCCGTCATGTGGCTTTCCCTGCCAACTGGGACGAAACCCGGGACGATGTAATGCGCCGCGTGGTGATGGCTAAATTCGAACAGAATAAAGACCTCAAGCAGCGTCTCCTCGAAACGGGAACGCAGCCAATCGAGGAAGATACCACCAGTTGGCACGATAACTACTGGGGAAACTGCCATTGCCCGAAATGCCGGAACATCCCGGGTCAGAACCGGCTTGGGATTATTCTGATGGAAACGAGGGACAAGCTAAAAAAACAAACGAGTAAATAATATTTGCGAGTCATTTCCTTTTTTAAGACAAAAGGCTGCCGCCCATCACGGGTAGCAGCCTTCTTTTTTTGTTTAGTGGGTGTCGTGGCACACATGCTCGAAATCGACGAGCAGCTCATTTGCTGCCTTTTGCACACATGCTATGGCCGGTTCATCCTTGACTTTTTCAGGTAAAAGGATAAGGCACGGACGGTTAATATCAGTTGAGCTGCTATAGTGGCAGGAGAGCAACTCTTCTCCAAATTCGTGATTAAGGGCGGAGGCAAGACATTTACCGAGCAAAGCACAATCCTCATCTTTCGCCAAAAGCCTATCCGCCTCATCGTAGTTAATGCGGCCGTTATCGAGACATATACGGTCAAGAAATGCACGAACAGAAGCAGATGCGCTCATGGCATCTATAGTCTGACGATGATTCTCAAGAAAAATGCAAAATATCGGCTTTTCGATTTCATCCAAGTAAAAGCCAAGGCCGGTAATACGGGTATTGGTATCGGTTTGTGTCATAGGAAACACCTCATCCATTATGGCAGCGAATCACCTTGCCGCATTCAGAACAACTCACTGAACAACTTCGCCAAGGTCATTTGCATATTTCGGGTCACACATCATGAAGTAGTTGACGGGGCCGTACTCCAGACCGAGCTCCTGCGCGTATGCCTTGATGACTTCCAGAACGTCCTCTTTCTTGAGATTATACTTGGAATGCAGACGGGCAAACTCTTTGTCAGAGACAGAAACGCAAGAGCAATTTTCTGCATCGGTTTCTTTGCTGCCCAGCATCCCGTCAAAGATGTCCTGTCCTGCACAGAGAACCGTCTCATTGTTCATCGCATAGGCGATAACGGAAGCCTTACAGTCAAAGTCGCTGTCTTCCACAAGGAAATCCTCAGGGTGGCCGTGACGTTCAACAACGTTTTCATAGATGTCCCGGAGTTCGATAGGAGCAGAAGGAGCGGTCAGAGCTGCTTTATGAAGGCGCATGAATTCCACAAACTTTTCATTCGAGAGGGTATCGGTATAAAAGCCGATGCCGGAAACGCGAACCTTCACTTCGCTGGCAAAGTAATCGTCAATTTTGGAGACGATTTTCTGCTGAACCCGCTTGTACGCTTCCTGAACATTGGAAGCCGTGTAAAAGACCGGGAACTTCATGATGTCGATTCCCTCCGGCAGACTCGCGTCATAGGCCGCATCAATGCCGCCTCGCAGCGCCGGACCATGATTCCGCTCGAATTTCGAGGCGAGTGAGATGCGATAAAATATCAAAATTGTGCTGGAAAGCATCTGGTATCTAATTCTGCCGGTGTTTATTTTTGTACTTAACATTAGATATTGGCATGGGTATCTAGCGAATCCTGGCTGGTCCTTGACCCATCCGTCATATGTTGTTCTTGGATTTGTCTTGAGCGCTGCACTGTGCTTTGAAATTGTATATATCGACATTAAGTTTGGCGAAAAATAGCGCTTGCCAAAATATACGAACTCCGTACAATATAAAATGTGAACAGATACTAAAAATCAGTAGGATTCACAATCTGTATTTTAAGCGGACTTATCCCATCACGGGGTAGGTCCGCTTTTTTGTTGAAAGGAGAAAAAGTATGAAACTCAAAAACAATCTATTCCGGAGCACGGCGGCAATCATCGCTGCGCTCTTTGCACTCAGCTTCACCGGCTGCGGTCAGAATCCGATAATATCGGAAAGTCCATCCGGTATCGGGGTCGTCTCAGAAAGCACTGTGAGCAGTGACCAGACGGCTGGCGGTTCGGTGGACGGCAGCTTTACCATTCACTTTATAGACGTAGGGCAGGCGGATTCCGCCCTTGTTACCTGCGACGGCCACTCAATGCTTATTGATGGCGGCAATGTCGATGATTCCAACCTCTTATACTCTGTTATGCAGCGAGAAACCGATGGACACCTGGATTATGTGGTCGGGACCCACGCACACGAAGACCACATCGGCGGCTTGTCCGGTGCTTTTGAGGCCGTCACTGCGGACATGACTCTATGCCCTGTGACAGAATACGACAGTAAAGCATTTCGGGACTTTGCAAGCTACGCGGAGCAAAAAGGCGGAGGCATCACGATACCGGATGTGGGTGAAACCTACACTCTGGGGAAAGCGGAATTCACGATAGTTGGTGTTAATTCTGCTCCCGATGATACGAACAATGCATCGATTGTTCTGCGCATCGTTTATGGGGATACTTCGTTCCTCTTTACTGGTGATGCTGAACAGGAAGCAGAAAATGTGATACTTGCATCAGGACAAGACATTCAGTCAACAGTTCTGAAAGTAGGTCATCACGGCTCAAGCACATCTACCTCAGAGGCTTTTCTGGACGCAGTGAGTCCGACCTATGCTGTGATTTCCTGTGGAGCAGGGAACAGCTATGGCCACCCGCATCAGGAAACACTCGACAAGTTGCAAAACAAGGGTGTTGAGATTTATCGCACAGACCTGCTGGGCGATATCTATTGTACCTCGGATGGCAAAGAGGTAAGTTTCACTTCCGGTGAATATCATGATGAGAATCGGATTGAAGCGGGTTCTGCTGCGAGCTCCGAGAATAAACAGGACAATGCCTCGCTTATGATAGACGAGACATACGTTCTGAACACAAGCACCATGAAGTTTCACAGACCCGATTGCTCTGCAGTCGAATCGATGAGCCAGAAGAATCGAATCGACTATATGGGTTCGCGTGACGAACTCATCCAGAAAGGGTATTCGGCTTGCGGAATTTGCAAACCTTAAAGGAAAGGGGCTAAAATTCATGTGCAAAGAAATCGATAAATTTGCTGATGAGCTTTCTTCGGAAGAACGCACCAAAGCAGCAGCTATGCTCCTGAAAATGGGCTGCAAAGCAAAGGATACTGTCAAAACGCTGATGCATACCTATGGCGTCTCTGAAGCACTTGCGACAAATCATCTGACTGAAGCGCAGAACATTAACAGCTAATCACAGCGCCGTTCACCTTCTGGTGGGCGGCTTTTTTCATGCAGCAGCGCAAAACAATAGGGCAGCGACCGCAATGGCCGTTGCCCTGTTTTCATTTTTGTATGAGATAGCTATAATGATGCATCTGCCGACGAATAAGCGCTTCACAACGATTGCAGATGTCATTGCCATACTCAGAACGGAATGCATCGATTATGTCCTTTACATCATGCGAACCAAAAGAAAATCTCAATTGGATGCCATATAATCCCTCTGCAGCATCAAGCTGGTCATCAAAATGCCGCGAAAACGGCTTTGCTTCTATTGCTTGCAGACAATCTTCTAATGGTCGTTCCAAAGGAAAATCCAAACTGGTGTCGGATAAGAGTGACAAGCCATTGTCGAACAACGGACAGAGCGAATAGGTCTCATCGGTATCGTCATACAAAACAGCGATGTTGTTCGTGTGGCGGTCCTCGTTCAAGAAGAAAGCATCAACTTCGAGCATTGCTGTCAGATATGGTCCAAAGTATCTGATTCCGGTATGCTTCTCAACGAAATCAACCAAGAACTTGATTCTTTCTTGGACATCACCCTGCTTTGCAGTATCAATGGCAAGGCTGCCACCGGTATAGCTGCGATAGAGCTTTTCGAGAGGTATTAGCGTGGCTCTGCTGTTCTTGAAAATAAAATTCTCACTTCTGCATCCATTGTATGTCCGACCGTGATATAAAATCTTGGAATATTCGTACTTCACGAAAGGGTACTTGATACTGGACTTTTCAAGCAATGCAGACACGATGCTTTCGGCTAAGCCTTCGTATCCCATGTGGTCAGCCTTATACCAGTAACCGTCGTACTTCCATTTTAGCTGATTGCCTTTAGATGTGTGATTTAGAGTTTCTTGCGGCTCTAAGTTGTTGAAGTCAACAAGCTGCATATTGGCCTCCTGTTACGCGGCAGGTCTCTTAATAAGCTGCATCCACTGATGGTCACCTGCTATGCGGCCTTCCGTCTTCTCGATGATAAGGAGCGGGTCATAAAAAGGAACGCCCATATCACGAAGAATTTCCTTGATACCGGCCCGGCTCGAAGGAAGGCAACGGTCTTGCAGGAAAATCTCGAAATCTTTCCACGAAGGTTCTTCCACCACACCAAATGCGCGAAGAGGAATTTTATCTGTATAGTTTTTGATTTTGATTTTTTCGTGGCGGAAATCAACATCAATCGTAGTACAGAGCTGTTGCCTGTTCATGTAGTTGATGCGCAGAGTATAATTCGGGGCGTCACTGAAATGCTGAGCTTTGTCGAGATACTTGTATATCGTCTGGCGGGAAACTTCGTATTTATCCGCGATAGCAGCTGCACTAAAACCGGAATTATGCAGCTCCACAATATCGACTATCTGGTCTTCAGATAAACAAGATTTCCTTCCCGCATTGCGTGGATTTTTTTGAGTGCATGGCACACTTTTGAGCTGTGCAGCATACTGGCGCAGCTGATTAAGGTCGGTGGTGCCAAAGATGTCTCTGATTTGCTCTTGATAAATATCCATTGCAATACAACCCTCCTTTCACTCTAACTATACCAACACAGCGCCAAATTGTCAATAAATTAAATTGCAGACAAAGTCGCAAGCTCTGTCTGACCATTTTGTTTTTGCGGTTCAAATCCCAAATCATAGTTGCGTGCTTGTGCGAACCGACTACAATAAAAATTGTACGATAGATAACATTCCATATCGAAATGGTTTTATGCCTTTCGTACATTCACAATTTCGCTTAAAGGGCGGACTTCCTGTTTTTAGGGAGCCCGCCTTTTTTGTATGAACCAAAAGGAGCGTAATGTAATGTTCAAAATTTACGATGACAAAGTCTACTTCGTTGCCGAAACCCCTGACATCAACAAAGTTATTGAAATCTTCCTACCTAAGGATGACCGTGGCACCATTATGGATTCGCACGAAATCCGTGTGGACCTGTGCCGTGCTATCCGAAAGCTGCAGCATGATGGTTATACAATCATGAAGGTTTATCCTGCCATGGGCGACCGAAGAGAGAGTATTGATGTGCTGTCTATGCCGGAATTCATCCAGTCTGCGAAATGCCCCGACAACGATGTTGAGGAAGCAGTCGTCTTTTCTTACTTCGAGTCCGGAGCAACATTCCAGTTGCCTTGCAAGGTAAACAAGGAAACGCACGAAATTTTCGATGTCACCTGTGCAGCAATGCCGTGTGATGACGACTGTTTCAGTTATGCAGAAGTGAAAATCAACGGCAAGGATTATCCTATCAATTTTATTGACGATATTCTTCTCGAAAACAATGTTGATGATGCGCTGGATGAGTTTTATAGAATTCAGCAGACAGGCGAGTATTGGCAGCCTGATGGCAACAAAACGCTGGATGATGCCATTCACGAATGTCGTTGGGCTATCCTGAAGGATGCCATCCAGAAGCGCGGACATGAGGCTGTTGCTGATTTTGTCGGGACCGACATTTCCAGCGATACTTACGACCGCGTGATGGATGAAACCGAAGCCCAGATGCCGGACGAAGAGTTCGAGCGCTTCTGGGAAAAGTACATCTAAGAAACATCTCACACACAGAAAGGGAGCATATTACTATGGCTATTTTCAATACCAACGAATTTCTCCGCAAAACCTTCAGCAAGACCATCTTTGGTACTGCTGCACTTCGTCCGGAAGCAGTTTGTGCAGACGGCTTCACCCTGTCGATTCAGGCAAGCGGCATGCACTACTGCATACCGAACGAAGACCTGTCGGACGGCAATTACTCTAAGGTCGAACTCAGCTACTTGTCTGAGGAGGTCGAAGAGTTTCTGCCGTTTGCTGAAGACGACGAGGCACCGCTGGCTACGGTCTACGGGTATGTGCCCGTAGAAACCGTAGACGCGGTTCTGGCCAAGCACGGCGGCATCGTCAACGTTTAGGAAGGAGGAATACCAATGCTAAAGACTTTCACTATCGTCGCCAATGAGGTCATTGGCTTATCCGCAACGGAATGCACACTGATTCAGTTTGGCTACAATCCGGAGCAAATCCGTGACCCCGAAACGGTCCTGCGCAGTGCTGTCAAGGACTATCTCAAGACGGATGAAGGCAAACGACAGCTGGAAATCAACTGTGGTTGCTGGAACTGGGGCGATGTCGATGACATTCCCAGCTCGTTCTTCTTGAACTATGGTCTGACTAAAATCGCTCCGCCGGATGTGAATGTTGTCGTCGACCGCAACGAGAACTTCATGGACAACTACGAGGATTGCGAGGAAGAATAACAGAAAGGGCATGAAAAAATGCGTATTTATAGCGCAAACAACGTATTCATAGAAGTTACGCGCCGATGCAATATGTGCTGTGCGCACTGCCTGCGCGGAGATGCTGAAAGCATCGATATTCAGGAGAAGTACATCGATGCTTTTCTCGACAACTTTGAGAAGGGAGCTTATATCAGCTCTCTTACCTTTACCGGTGGGGAAATCTCTCTGAATATACCGGCAATTCGATACACCTTGAAAGCTGTCAAAGAGCGCGGTATCGCCGTTGGAAGCTTTTACATGGTCACTAACGGAAAAGCTGTCGATAAGATGGCTGACCTTGCTATGGCGAGTCTGGAGTGGTGGGCCTACTGCGATGAAAAAGATGACTATATGTGCGGTCTTTGCATCAGCAGTGATAACTTCCACGAAGTAATCCCATATGAAAGTAAAAGTATCCTTAGTGGCTTGAAATATAACCGTAACGATAAGGTAACGGACTTTCATCTGGCTTATTTACTGAACGAAGGGCGTGCTAAGAATCTCGATTCGAATATCTATAAGAAGCGTGAACCTCATGTAGACAAGCTCGAATACGAATTCAACAAAACCAGCGATATAGACTTTTACAGCGGCGAGCTGTACTTGAACGCCATCGGTGATGTCGTTTCCGGCTGCGATTGGTCCTACAAGTCGCAGAAGAAATATCGTTTTGGTAATGTAATGAACAAAAACTGGCTGGAGAACATTTCCAACAGCGAGTTGTACATTGCAAGCTAAACCATATCACTTATACATTGCCACTGTTTTCCTACAGAAACGGTGGCTTTTTTAGAAAAGGAGACCACAAATGACTGAAACAAAAGACATGTTTGAACAAATCAGCGCCATCTTAACCGATAAGAAAGATAAGCCGTTTTCCTATGAGGAGCTTGCAGCAATGCTCAAAACTGACCCTGATGCCCTCAAAACCTTTGATGAGGTCTATAAGACACAGGTTCTTGAAAGCGGAGAGCTGCATGAAAATATGCTCCAGTGGGATACAGCTACAGTCAAAGCAATTCTCGACAAAAAGGTCTACTTCCCACCGGAACTCAATTCGCTCATTGACCGCATCGTCACAGAACTGGTGCTTGAAACGCGTCTGTACATCTACAACGCGGAACGCGGTGGCTATTATGTGACATACTCTGCCAACCGCGACTTTATGACAGAGGTTACAAACGAGGAGTTGAAACGCTACCCCGAAGAACTCCGTCCGCAGCTCACCGGAAAGTTGATGAAGATTGACATTTCTGAGCCGTCGTACAAGGAACTGCTTCAAAACTACGCAGGCTACAAGAATGCAAAGAACGACAGCACAAAAATGTTCTACTACAACATGTTCCGTCAAGGTCTTGACATCCTCGACCTTGATGACTTCACTTATCAGATGCTTGAGATGAACCCCAACTCTATGGGCTTCTGGTTTCCTCCTCTGGTAGAGGGATTGTACGGCAGCGCATTTTTCAAGGTTCCGGACACAAAAATTCTTCGCGTACCTATCACCATGCTGCAGCTTACCCGTCTTGGCTTTGAGACTCTGAATCCCGTGACGAAAGAAATCGTGAACCGTTATTGTCGGAAAGTCTTCCATCTTGATGGATACGAAGACTATTTTATCAAGACGGGCACGTATTCTTCCAAATACGAATTCCGAAACGCTCACATCCACGAGTCAAAGGAAATCAATGAAATGGGCGAGTATTTCCTGTTCTTGAATCATCTGACATGCTCGATGGCATCCCCTCTGAACAATCGCTGCTTCTACGGCGCGAACACCACGAACGAGTGGGTCGTCAGAGAATACATCAAGGACAAAGAAAATAACCCCACCATCTACAACGGTTTGCCGCTGCACACTGAATATCGCGTGTTTGTGGATTTTGATACAAAGGAAATCCTTGGCGCAAGTCCTTATTGGCGCAGCGATGTTATGAAGAACGAATTCAAAAAAGTCAGCAGCCCACAGGAACGCCATGATTATGTTGTCTACAAGATGCATGAAGACATTCTGAACCAGCGTTACCACGAAAGCGTTCAAACTGTTCTGGCTGAGCTGAAGAAGGTTATTCCTCGCATTGAGTTGACAGGGCAGTGGAGCGTCGATGTAATGCGCAACGGCAATGATTACTACATCATTGATATGGCGCTTGCTGAGAACTCCGCTCTGAATGACTGCGTACCGAAAAATCTGCTTCGCGCTTATCCTCAGCAGTGGCTGCCGGGTGAATCGAACAGCTGATACTCCCAGAACGAAACTTTGATTCGGGTTCTTTCAGCAAAAAGCGTAGGAACCAAAATCATACGAAATGATTGTGTTGACACATAAAAACAAGTATAATATATGCAAGGAAGTGATAATAATGGTTCTGTATCATGGCAGCGATGTAATAGTCCGCAACCCTGAGGTCAGAAAAACAAGGTACGCCAAAGATTTTTCATGGGGATTCTATTGCACTAACAACTACGAACAAGCCGCTCGCTGGTCAAAAAAAGGCAGGTCTCGTGGTATTGTCAACGTGTTTGAATATACAGAATCTCCCATACTAAATATTAAGAAATTCCCCGAAATGAGTGATGAGTGGCTTGATTTTATTGCTATATGTCGCTCGGGCAAACATCATGACTATGATATTGTGGAAGGACCCATGGCGGATGACACCATTTGGAACTACGTCAACGACTTTCTAAGCGGTGATATTAGCCGTGAAGCTTTTTGGGCGTTGGCAAAATTCAAGCATCCCACGCATCAAATCAGCTTTCACACGGAAGTCGCTTTGAAATGTCTCTCTTTTAAGGAGGCGATTGAAGTATGACTGAAACTGCAACCTACAGCAAAAACGATGTCTTTTATACCTGCAGCCTGATTGAATATATCGGCCGCGTTACGAAGAATCATCGCAAGGATGTGGTTTCTGCTCTTGGCACAAACGGAGTCAAGGCAATTCTCGACTCAGCGGATGTGTTTCACTGCCAGAGCTTTGAGCAATCTGCCGATGAAATTTGTGAGCTTTTTCCTGTGCCGGAAGGAACGTATGATACGGTGTCTAACTGCCACTACAAGGTTCCATCTTATACAGATATCGGAAAAGTGTACCAGCGCATCATCTTTGACTGTACTAGCACTCCTGGTGTCCAGGATGTAATTGATGTATTTTCCTCGTTCATTAGCGATGACATCTCAGATTTTAATACTGCAACTTACTATTGTAATCCGAGCTATTTGTACCACTCATACAAGGCCGGAAAACTACTGGATTGATTTTCAAAAGCAATAGCAATCGAGACCACTGCCCCAAAAAGGGTGGTGGTCTTATTTTTTTGCACAACACTTACCATAAATTACCAGAAAGAAAAACATTGTGCATCTGTGCGAATTGCATATAATACAAAATATAGAACGAAAGGCATCAAAAAACATCGTTGGTCGGGCAAAATCCGACCGAAAGGCTAGGGCGGGCTCAGTTTTGAACCTGCTCTTTCTTTTTATCGGAGGCTTTATGTCAAACAAAGAAGAACGCATGAACCGCAATAAAAGCATCATCGAAGATTACAAAAATGGAAAGCCGATTTTAGAAATCGCGAGGGAATATAATCTTTCAGAAACGATGTGCTACAAGATTCTAAAAGGTACGCAGGAGCCGCCTCGTTATTTTGAAAAAAAGAGGAAGAGACTTACCACTCGAAATGAGCAAATTGTTAAACAGTATAAAGGCGGTATGACGGCCAGAGAATTGGGCAAGATGTACGGCATTTCCATGCAGCGTATTTATGCAATCTTGCATTCGAGCGGAGAGTACGAAAGCCAAAAATACAATCATATTGAAACGGCTCTCAAAAAAGAGAAAAAGATGCGGAACCAAACTTTTCTTGATGCTTACAAGAAAAATCCTCAAAAATCGATTATCGAGTTGAGCAGGGAGGTAAATATCAGCCCTTCACTAGGTTATCTTATCCTTCATCAAAATGGGATTTACCAGTATAACGTAAAAGCCAGAGCTAAGGAGAATAGCGAAAATGCCGATTAACAAGATTACCCACGTGTGTCTAACTCATGACAAAGTCAGGGCACGAAATGAAAAGATGCTGGAGGATGCCAAGAGTGGAATGTCTCAGGAACAGCTGGCCGAAAAGTATCAAATCTGCGTTTCCACGGTCCGATACAGCTTGAAAGACTTCTATGAGGAACAGTCCCGGCAGAGAAAAGCAAAGAAGAAAGCCTGGCAAACCCAGATGATTCATGAATATGAGATGGGCGCAAAATCTCCGGAGCTCCAGGAAAAATACGGCATCAGTGGAACGCTCTTTTATCGGATTCTTCATACGCACGGAAAGAATGGCCGACAAATCCACAGCCAAAACCGTATCGAGACTGGCAAGAAAAGAAACGCCGAGATGGTCAGGAAATACAAAAACGGCGTTTCTGTCAAAGAGCTTGCGGAAGAATACGGGCTCAAAAAGGGAAGCGTATATCGCGCCATGAAGCGGTATAGTCCAGGCCCAGGGAAAAGTAAAAGTTGTCAAAGTGAGGAATAATTGCATGGCTGCATCAAAGAAAGATGTTGCGAAGCAGCAGGTCAAAGAAGACCGCGAAAAGGTTCGGGAAATGTATCTTTCTGGCAAAACTGTCAAGGAAATCGCCAAGGAAACGTATTTTTCAAGCTCTTATTGCTATGCCATGGTGAGAGACCTAGCAAAAGAAAAGAATCTTGCAAAGAAAGCAAAAAGAGCACCTCTCAACGAAGCTATGATTCAAGATGCGAAAGCCGGGATGACGGTTGCTGAAATCGCAAAGAAGCATGGCGTGACCTATCAGCAGTGCTACTATACTGTTTCCGAATACGCTCAAGCTACGATTAAGAAGAACAAGAAAAAGCAGTCTGCTGCCACGAAAGTTCGCAATGCGGCTATGTTGGAAGATGCGAAAGCCGGAATGACTGATAAGGAAATCGCCAAAAAATACTTTTTGTCTCGGAGCAGTGTCCGTACCGTCCTTGCAGGGCATTTACATACAAATTCCAAAAAGTTGGATGAAAGGCGCAAGGCAATTCTTGCGGATTATGAGGCAGGAACGTCCTCAAAAGACATCTGTGAGAAATACGGTATTTCAAAATCCACTCTTTACAAGGACATGCGCCAAATTGGAAAAACCTGTCAGGAATACTATCACAAGGCGCTGAAAGACAAGACCAATCAAAGGAATTCCGATATTCGAAGCAAAATCGAAAGAGGGGTCTCGGTCAGCACTATTGCCAAAGAATACGGAATCTCTAAAACGGCGATTTATGAAACGTTTCATCAGGAAAATGTCAGAGCTGGAATTTTACAGAAACGCGGCCGTCCGCGAAAAAACACGGAACGTAATGCACTGATTGCTAAACGCCACAGGGAAGGCGAGAAGGTGCAGGCGCTTGCCACTGAATATAATCTCTCTGTTTCGACGGTAAACACTATTTGCAGTAGAAACAAAAATCAGAATATTGCATCACATTAACAGGCTGCCATTTGGCGGCCTTTTCTTTTTTGGAGGAAAATAACAATGACCGATGACGTACGGAATTTGATTCGATTTGTGGTGGATGGCGACATCCGAAATGCACAGACTCAGTGCCGAATCATGCTTGAAAAGAATGTCCCTGAAAAAGATGCCCGGTTTAAGGAGGCTGAACTCAAAAAGCTGAATCTTTTGAAACCGGAACTCATTCAGCTGCCTGCCAACCTGGAAAGTCTCTTGATTGCGGAGGACGCTACAAATTTCCCGGAAAGCCGGTTCCTGCTCCGCGAGGAGGAAGAAACAGTCATCAACAAGCTCTTGGCCACCAGAAAAGCAGCTTTAGCCATCAAGGAGCTTGGCATCCACTATACTTGCTCTTTGCTTTTGACGGGCCTTCCTGGTGTTGGTAAGACTGAATTGGCCCGCTACATTGCACACAAGGCGAATTTACCGTTTGTTTTCCTGAAATTTTCTGGCCTTGTCAATTCTGCTCTTGGCCGGACACAGCAGAACATCGGCAGAGTGTTCGATTACGCAAAGCGCACGCCTTGTGTTCTTTGTGTTGATGAAATTGATGCCATCGGAATGTGCCGTGGCAGCCGCGATGATGTCGCTGAAATGAGCCGCGTCACCATCGCATTGATGCAGGAACTTGACCGGCTCCCGAATGACGTCATTCTCATTGGCACTACAAACCGCGTCGATAACCTTGACGAAGCCCTCATTCGCCGATTCACTTTCAAACACCGCGTCAAGCCTTTAGGCGACGATGACATGAAAGAACTGTGCAAGAAGTTCCTTGCTTCGGCAGACTATCCCTTCACGGAATCCGAACTCGACGAACTCTGCCATTCGCTGCGTGAACAGCGGACGGCCAGCGCCGTTGTCAATGCCTGTACAGAACGTATCGTTGCACATATCGTATCGCAGCTGCCTAAAAATTCGGCAGATGCCGTGTAAAAGTATGATAGCCTGGGAAGAAAGCCCTCGTCAGTTTAAGATGTCAAAGCAGCTTGATGAGGGAAAATTCGGAGAAGACTTGGCTCGCAAATTCCTTAACGACCCGATTATCAAAGTGAATCATGGCATTAGCCATTACGATGACGTGACTCAGGATAAATCATATCAAGACAAAGATACCGATTTCATTGTCTGGAAGAAGAATGGTAAGACCTTTGGCCTGGAAGCGAAAGTGGACAGTCACAATACCGGAAATTTCTACCTGGAAACCTCGGTGGACTACTTCTCCATGGTACCTGACGCTCTGAACGAACAACGGGTGGCGCGGCGGTATCGGGATGGCATCGACCCTTTATGGCACACCCCGGGCTGGGTATACAGGAGTGGTGCGGACCAGATTCTCTATTATTTCAGAACCACGCAGCTGCTTTACATTTTCTCCCGCGTTGATGTCTGGTTCTATGCTGAAAAGCTGATGCGCGGTGGAATCCATCTCGACCCCGGAATCAGAAAGCCAAAAATGTATTCTGCCGAAAATATCAGTGAACGCAATGGTTCCACTCTCTTCTTTGCCAACGGCTTATGCGTGAATGCTGAGCAGACATACAAGGCTTTAGGGGCGCAAAAAAGAGTCATTAAATACCAGGTTGAGAACCCTGATTCAGACGTTCCAACGTTCAGCTTTTGCCCTTTCAAATTATGAATTTTTCGCTAACAATCGTTAGAAAATCACACTTCAGTCTGACGGAAGAGTATAATTAAAGTATGGAAAGAGAGGACAAAAAATCATGAACCAAATCAACGTTGTCACGATTGGAAAACTCATTGAAGCGCATCGAGACGGTGACGAGCAGAAGTTCAAAACCTACGTCGATTTTATTGTAAAAGCCTACGAAGAGCAGGAGAACGACCGTGCCGCACGAATCATTCGAAGCAGCTATACGGGTGACTACGGTGAGCAGGGGAAAGTTGTTCTGGATGAAGCAGTCAAACAGACTGTGCATTATGAGACAGGTTGGTACGAACCCGAAATCTTAGGCTCTGGTGGTTCCTATCGCGGAGTTACAAAAACAAGCTCAGAGGAAGAAGCTCTGCAACAGCTACAAAAGCACACGGTGAACTATGCACAACGTATCACTGTATATAAGAAAGACGGCAAAACCGTAAAACGAGAAGTCGCTGAGTACGACCAGTGGGAAAAGAAGTGGATGAGTTAATCATGAAGCACAAAATCTCGGAAACCGGCGCTCGGATGCTTAAATATCAAGAGCAGCTTGCCGACGAATACAAGTACAAGCCCATCCCACGTACCTTTTTCAAGGATGTGCGGGCAGAATTTGAAGAAACTTTGCCGGAATGGTGCAATATGTCCGGCGATACGACCAAACTCGAAACCAGAAGCGGCACGGTCATTGCCAGCGGGTATAACCGAATCGTGATTGGCGACTACGGCGCATTCGTTGAGTTTTCGCGTGCCCAAGCAAATGCACGTCATTTGAAAATCAAAGAGGGGCAGAGCTATCGTATCGAAGACCCGCGCTATGCCGAACATGTGAAATATCTTTGGCTCACAGCGGACGATAACTCTGACGTGAAAGTATACGACCAAAAACGCTTGGTTGAGTACGCTGACTACAAGCCGGGGATGCTGTATGTCAGCGTGTACGAGGTGTTTCCAGCGGAAACTGATGCCGGATTATCATGACGAGCACTGTGCTTTCGACAGCAAGCCAATCAAGCATACACAGTGGGTGCGTTTTCTTGGGAAGGACTAACCATAGGGGCAGGAAGATTCCATTGCCGACCTGTACGCGAAAAGTGGCGCTGTGGTTTCCATGGTAGGTTCGGCTAAAGTATTGTGTCTTTTCATTGACCGGATACCACATATATGGTATAATACAATTGTTCTCAGGAAGAGGAACGGCTCCTGAGACATCAAGGTTTTCCTTTCCCCAATCTTGGTCGCATGGCTTCATTTGAGCTGACACAGGTGAAGCGTGAAAATCATCCGTTTCATAGTAATATCCTTCCTTTCATACCTCTTTATTTCCCATTTGGCGCGGGTAACTCCGCGCCAGCCGTCCAAGCAAACAGCCTCCACGTGGCAGATGGTGGGCAACGCAGCAAAGCTGCGGCTGATTTCTTTCAAACCGGTATCTGAATAAATTCAGATAAATAGACGAAAAAATCAAAAAAGCAAAGGAGTACACAGTATGAGTAATCAGAAAATCATCAAAGCAATCGCAGGGATTGCAGCAGCCGGTATGATGGCAACTTGTCTGCCTGTCGCGGCATTCGCAGCCACCGGCGACACCTATCATTTCTCTTTCAGCAACGGTTCTTCCCAGGACCTGGCTCCGGGCGGCTCTATGACGCTCCCGGCAAGCCAGTATGACTACGGTTACTGGATTACCCTGCAGGGCCACGGCGGCTACACCTACAACTACTATCCCGGCGACACTCTGCCGTACGATGCAGTTGACCAGTGGTTCACCGCTGAAGGCATCACTTCCTGCTATGCGGCCGAAGGTAATCCGCGTTCCATCACCATCAACTATCAGATTGACGGCAACACTGTGCTGACCGAAACTGACACCGCCTCTTTCCCCGGCAGCGTTGATGGTCAGAGCGTTGAAGCCTGGACCACGGATTCCGGTGATACTTACACCGCATCCAGCAAGAGCCTGAACCATGACCGCCTGTTCTACTTCCTGGGCGACGACATCCACGACAACGTCCTGACCCTGAAAGCCACTTCTGCATCCACTCCCGATGACGGCAAGGATGACAACAAGGGCGATGACAAGGGCGATGTCACCAACCCCGACGATAAGGGCGACGTAGTGGCCCCCGATAAGGACAACACCGGTAAGGACAACACTTCTACCGGCTCCAACAAGGGCAACGGTACTACCACCACTACTCCGACCGCTCCTCGCAAGAACGTTGAAGTCTCTGAGCACGGTGAAATTGCCGCCGCTATTGCCAATGGCACCTGGGGCAATGAGTACACCGTCTGCACCAGCTGTGGCTATCACAACTGGACCCGCAAGGGTAACGTTTACGTCTGTGACCATTGTGGTCACGAAGTCCTGACTGTCAAGGGCGCTGATGGCGTCAAGGGTTATGCTGGCACTCTGGCTGGCAATGAACCCCAGTACGCTTCTACCTCTGAAGCTCAGGCTGCTGCTGAAAAGCGTGAAGCCGCTTATGCCGCTTCCATCGCTGCTCTGCAGGCACAGGTTGCCGCTCGTGAAGCTGCTTATGCCGCTTCCCTGGGCATCCACTAATTTGCCATCCTCTAACTAACGGTAATCGATAGTTTTTCTCCTTGCTGTGGGGCGGGATTTCGGTCCCGCCCCATCCTTTTATGGTCAGATGTCCGAGTGGTTTAAGGAACTGGTCTTGAAAACCAGCGACGCCGCAAACGTCCGTGGGTTCGAATCCCACTCTGGCCGCCATGTTTGCCGGGACTTCCCGGCTTTTTTGTTTTTGTGAGCAATACAAGGCAACAGATTGCTATATCGAATAGGATTATGTATACTAGAGAAAAAGCAGATTAAGAGGAAACGCCATGACAAAACAGTCTGACATCGAGATGGTTGCCAAAGCCAGAGCTTGTGCTGTTAAGGCTCATGCCGGGCAAAAAGACAAGGCTGGGCAGGACTACTTCAAAGCGCACGTTACGGTTGTAGCAGAAGGCGTAAAAGGTGACCCAATAGCCGAGGCCGTGGCATTTCTGCATGATACGGTCGAAGATACGTCCGTCACAATAGAAGACATCAGAACGGGGTTTCCAAAAGAGGTTGCTGACGCTGTGAGTGCGTTGACCCATAGCAAGGGTATATCGTATGCTGAATATCTTTGGTATATTCAGCAAAATTCGATTGCTGTCAAAGTAAAGCTCTCGGACCTGCGCAGCAATATGGACTTAACCAGGCTCCCTCACACTCCAACTAAAAGGGACTTGGAAAGAACCAGAAAATACAAGCGGGCATATACGATACTGTCATCGAGAGAAGGTATAAGCGCAGTTAATCCGTATGCACTGTACGACTACTTGCTGGCAAACAACTGGAGCGTCAAAAGGAAAAGCACGAGGACTCCCGTTCTGGAAACAACGGATGGTTCTGCAGAAATCAACGCGCCCATCGACCTGGCTTTGGCTGACTACGAGTCCAGAATGGCTAACGCTTTAGGCGTACTGTGCTCGTATGAGGACGTATTGCTCTCGAATGTGATAGTGCGGATTGTGGCTTGGAAGCTAGACAAACAATGAGCGTGGGCCTGCTATTATTTTTATGAAAAGCCTTGACTTTGTATTCTACACATTGTATAATATAGACACTGAATTTGATGAAAGGAAAATTGCACGATGTTTGCTGCTATGATGAACAAACAGAATAAATTGCAAAAGCTGTGGAGCAATTGGAATCTCTTCGGCTGTTTTGTGTTGTCTGTTTGTGCAAATCATAGTGCAGTGATGGTTGAATAAAATCATCCAAGTATCGGTTGTTTTCCATACTCTGCACGATATGAGCACCTGTCAGACGCACAACGCCTGATGGGTGCTTTTTTGATGCAGAAAATCAGAATCAGGTCACTCTAATGCCGCTGGAGTGAATTCCAGCCAGGCTTATTAAAGTGTATGCTATTATACATAATGTATATTCGAGGATTCGCCAAACGGTAAGGCATCAGGCTTTGACCCTGACAACGGTTGTTCGACTCGACCATTCTCGACCAACGCTCACTTTCATGCGCATCGGAAGTGAGATTCCTCAAAGCTGTGTTCCCATAAGCAAGGCACGGAAGATGCGCGACAAGTGCTCGTAACTCAATCGGTAGAGTACCCGACTTTTAATCGGGGTGTTCGGGATTCGATTTCCCGCGAGCGCACCATGCCCGGCAGAGCATTATCTGCCACTTTTGTGGGTGTATAGCTCAGTAGGCAGAGCGGCGGACCGTTAATCCGTGGGCCGCAGGTTCAAACCCTGTACAACCCGCCATATGCTCCAGTGGCGAAACTGGCAAACGCGGCGGCTTTAAGTCCCGTTTTACTCTGGGTTCGACTCCCAGCTGGAGTATCTATATAGGGGTGTAGCTCAAGTGGTAGAGCAGCGGTCTCCAAAACCGCTTGTTGCATGTTCGAGTCGTGTTACCCCTGCCACAATAAGAAAAGCCGTCCTCACATAAGAGGCGGCTTTTTGTTTTGGAGAGTATACAGACCAAAAAACTAAACCACAAGTTGATTGCAGATGTGCAAAAACATGGTATAATAATATCAGAACGAAACGAAAGGAGATACCCCAAAATGCTGTGCAACACTGTTAATGTCATGTCGTATGAGTATAGTTACGAATATTCTGAGTTCATGTCCTTTGAACGCAGTTTTATTTCTCATACTCCTCGACAGGCAAAAACAGACCATGTACAGATGCGGTGCGTCTTCTAAGCGATAACTGCATGTCATAGCTGCTTGTCGAGATTTCGGCAGGCAGCTTTTTTGTTGCCTGCAATACAGAAAGGCAGCAAGAAAAATGAACGTTCCTACTATTGATATCCAGCAGACAGGTGCCAATATCAAGGCCCTGCGAAAGGCAGCAGGCATCAAGGTGAAGGATGTGGCAGACATGCTCGGTGTATCTCCGCAGGCGGTTGCTAAATGGCAAGCCGGAACAGCGCTTCCCACCATCGATAACCTTGTGATATTAGCAGCAATGCTCGATACGAAAATTGATGACATCCTTGTCATCGCATAAACCCTCGCCGCAGGATTGCGGCTATATATGGCCCGTTGGACGAATTGGTAGAGTTGCCGCCCTTTCACGGCGGAGGTTATTGTGGGTTCGAAACCCACACGGGTCACCATGCTTCTGTAGCTCAACAGGTAGAGCAGTGGTCTGAAGAGCCACGTGCAGCTGGTTCGAATCCAGCCGGAAGCACCATCGAGGTTTTATACCTCATTCTATGTGTCGGTATGCAAGTGGTTAAAGCAAACGGTCTGTAAAACCGCTCCGTTACGGTTCACTGGTTCGAATCCAGTCCGACACACCATAAGGCCCCTTCGACAAGTTGGTCTAAGTCGCCAGCCTCTCAAGCTGGAGTCGGCAGTTCGAGTCTGCCAGGGGTCATACAAGCACCTATGTTATGTCAAAAAGGTGCATTATGCAGAGGTCGCCTAACGGTAGGGCAGCAGCTTGCTAAGCTGCCGTCGCGGAAATCGCGGCATGTGAGTTCGAATCTCACCCTCTGCGCCATCTGCTTGCTTGTTCGAGTGGTTGATGAAATCGGTCCAGAAAACCGACGATGGGAGACTGTCCGAAGGTTCGAATCCTTCAGCAAGCGCCACTGCCCTCATTCTGTGCGGTATCCGTGCAGGTGAGGGCTTTTTCTTTTGCTTTTCGCTTCGAATTTCGGACTCGAATGGCGTTAATGGTCGGATATTCTTGATTATACATGCCTTTGCTGTATGGCAAATAGCTCCAAACAGTATTGGTTTTTACACCCAATTCTTCTGCAATTTCAGGAACTGACATACCGTTCGCACGCAGCTTCCCGATTTTTTCTGATGTTTCATCTGACCATGCCCCGGCTGTAATCAGTATTTTGCGCACTTTCTGCAATGAGATGCCTGCACGTTTGGCAATGGTTCTTCTAGGTATACCTTGCTCATGGAGCCGGAGAACCGTCTGCATTGTCGCGTCCATTTGTCAGTACCTCGCCGTTATCGATTTTTGTATTGCCCTAATTGTTGTACTTTAATCATACAGCAAAGCAACAAAATTGTCCAGGAAGCAAAAGTGCCTTCATTTGCCACTGATTCATCTATTGCAAAAGAATGTGTATAAACTGTTACCATTTAACGCTTTCCGTTGTGAGAAATTGCGAATCGCGGTATAATTAAAGTGTAGAAAATGAAAGGATTTTTGCCGTATGTACATTGATTTCACGAGCAAGCAGTACTCTTTCATCCTGCACGCTCTTGCCATCATGATAACGTTTTATAGCAACGATTTTTCCTCTATCTGCAAAGAGGTTGGAGAGGCTTATGGAGCAAGCGAGGCAGACATTGCAAGTGCTTGCGCTACTCTGACGGCTATCAACGTAACGGCTCCTGTTAAAAGCTATTCCGACAAGTGCAGCGAAATACTGGAAGATATGCTGCATCATGCACGGGAACTGCCGGAAAAGGATGCTCCGTATAAATACAGTATCGGCTTAGATACTCCTTCCTGGAAAGTCGTTGCCAATGCGTTGGATACATACTCTCGCATTCTAATGGGTCAATTTGGTGTCATTTATGAAGCCCTCGATATTTCTGGTAACGATGAACAGCACTTTCAGGCGTATCATGATGCACGCTGGAACGGAACAGGCGTCATCGAAGCCCGTGACCTTCTAATTCCGCAGCTCAAAAGGATGGGAATTGGCTGGAACGGAAACTTCGGTATTTCCAACGCAGGGCTTGCCTACAACAGCAAGCTGGCATACGAGATTCTTAAAACCATTCGATATACGACAGAGAAACGAGATAGCTCCGTTCTGAAAGTGACAAACGAGCCGCTGCCGCATGTCGAGGGCTCTTTCCAAATCAAAGCACTGTGAACAAGATTGGAGGTTTTCCAGGGTGGGCGACCACATTATTTCTTTTCTCGACATCTGCGCCATGCGCGGTCAGCTGGTTTTGGCAAAAGCACCGTCCATCCCGGCTATCAATAACAAAACTGTGTATTGTACCGGCGCTCACAAACACGGAGAGGACCGCTGCATCGTTCTTGACGGTGAGAAGTACAGCCAGATTCTCTTTGTTGACGGAACAATAAAATTATGCTGGCAGTGAGGTGGCATTGTGGATAATATCATTGTGAACAGTGCTCTCTGGTATGCCGAGCAGAGCAGTCAATTTCTTGCGAATTCTGGGGCCAACAAGCTGCTGGATAAAGGCTATGACTACTATGTAAGTGAATTTATTCCGCTTGGGCACCGCCTTATCCAAAATGGTCAAATTGCTGCCAATGCGATGGATGGAGAGCTTGCCGCACAGTTCTCGATGGCATACGTTGCAAACTATTGGCGTGCAGCAAAAACCGTATATAATTTTGCGCCGGAGTTTCTCAGAACATTGGCTGAGACTGAGGACGCACCTATTTATTCTGACATTATGATGCGGTTGCCATACAGAGATTTTGTCATGAATCTGCCCACTGGCTCTCATCATGATGCGATGTTCGTACACATTGAATTCGATGCTTCCCACGGGCCAAATGATGTGGATACGCTCTTCCTGATTGTTCCTTTTAAGGCGAACCCGAATGTCGATAACATCGAACTTTGCCAGTGCATGCAGTGGTGTCTCAACGGCAAAAAGCTGATTGAATCTTATCGGCGCAACAATGATGCTCGCGAGCAGGCATTTCAGAACGGAACTGATTCTGCAACTGTCAATGACGCCACGGTTTCAAACGTACCAGGTGCCGTTCTCAGCGAGGAAGAGCTGCAAAAGCAGCGAGAATTCAACGCCGGTATTGAGCCGTATCTTCGTATCGCGGTCTCTGCCGCTTATTATCTTGCATCAAAAAACGCAGAAATCAAAGAGGTAAAAATCCCGAAAGAGAAGCGGCCCGTCCTTGTTTCCAAACCCGGTGCTACTCCTAAAAAAGTAAATGTCAAAACTTACAATGTGGGCTTTGTAATCGGCAAGAGCTTTGAAATGCAGCTGGTTTCCGGTGCAGAATATCAGAAATCCACAGCAACTGGCACAGGCCGTACGGTCAGACCACATGTCCGCCGTGCTCATTGGCACCACTACTGGGTTGGAGAAGGTCGAACTCGCTTAGAAGTCCGCTGGATTGAGCCAACTTTTGTGCTGCCGGAAGGGAAACGTGAGATAAAAATTGCAACAGTAAGACGCGTCATGGGCACTTAAAGGAGATTCATATGAAAGCAAACTACAAAGTAATCGCAAACAAGCAGAAAATTCTTGAAAAAGAAATTGAAAATTTCGAGCCAACATCAACAATGTCAGTGCTTCTGATGCGCTACAGCATCATACAAGGGCTACTCCAGGTTAAACTGAACGAAAAAGACGCGAATGGTAGCCCTAACATCAGCCCTTCCGATATGGCATACGATATGACTACATTTTTTAGCGATGCCGTCAATACTGCGGCCGATGATTTCACAGATGATGATGACGACCGCACAATAAAATTTGATGGCACCGTTGATGAATTCCGGCAAGAACTGGCTAATCGGGTTCTGATAACACTCAGCCTGGCGTTTGAACATGAATTCATAAATTTTACAGAACAAACCGGGATTACCCGCGCCCAGTATGAGATTCTTGCCGCTGAATACATCGCCCACGCTGAAGATGATGGCAGCAAAGTATCCGAAATGTTCAAAGGTGACGATTCTGAAAAAACCAAGCCCAAAGGTTGGACCAGCGCCACACCACAAAACAGACGAAGCTAAAAAAGCCACTTGCACGAATGTGCGAACCGCCTAAAATAATAATTGCATAACAGATACCATCACTTACCTCCTAACTGAACATTAACAATCTGTCATGCTTGTAAGCAGACTCTCTTTTGAGGGCCTGCTTCTTTTTTTGTATGTATTGATTAGAAACAAAATTATTTTAGAAAGGATGAATACCATGACGAATACCAAAAACAGCTTCACCAGGTTCGCAGCTGCCGCAAAAGATTGCTTCTATGTGAACTCTTTTCGAGCAGACTTAGTTCAGTGCGACAGGGCCTTGAAAATGGACGGTGAAATGCGCGTCGAAGCGGAATGCTGGATGAACATTTTGGATGCCCTGGACGATAACGACATCAAGATGTATGTCGATAACGAATACCGTCCCGGACTTTTGAACCCGTTCCATAAATGGTAACGTTCCCAAAAAAACAAATGAATCACAACCCATTACTCATGCGGTAGGGCAGCATTGCTGTTCTGCCGCTATTTTTGTTTTTGATGTCGGTTACGTTATCGGGAAAAGCTTTGAGCAGCAAATGCGTTCTGCTAATGCAACCTGTGCCGAAAGCTTTTCCCATTGTGGCAGCAGTCACAGCGTTCGCCCTTATGTGCGCCGCGCTCACTGGCATCATTACTGGGTCGGGGAAGGCCGCACAAGACTCGGAGTCCGTTGGATTGAACCGGCCTTGGTTCTTACCAACAGCAAAAACGAAGCCGATGCGGTTATTGTAAGAAACGTGAAAGGAGCATGACAATGCTTAATCCAAATATCAATAATGCTCTCGAAACCAATTCAAGCAAAGCGGTGCTTCTCAGCATCAAAAAGCAATGGCTTGAAAAGATTCTGAGCGGAGAAAAGACTATTGAGGTCCGAAAAACTATGCCGTGGGAAATTAGCTATCCTTTTGTAGTATTTTGCTACGAAACCAAAGCTAACGGTGGTGCTGGAAAAGTGACTGCCGCATTTGTTTGCCGTGACATCAATACACTCGATTGCCTGCGTGAGCTTCCGGCATATGCTATTGGCACGGAAGTGACCGAAAAGACCGCTCAATTCGTGAAGGACAGCTGCCTTACCGCAAATGAGCTGATTGCATACGGCAATAAGTCCGGCACTCTTTATTGCTGGAACGTTTCTGATGTCCAATCTATGGATATGTCGCTGCGAGAGCTCGGCGTTAAGCGAGCACCACAGTCCTGGATGTATCTGCTAGTTCCTGACGACAAGACGTTCTGAACGATGCCTGTTGGGCTGTCTGCGTGTGCGGACCAAGCAAAACATCTACTGCACGATAGAATAAATCGTGCAAACAAAGCAGACTCTCGATTCTTGAGGGCCTGCTATTTTTTTATTTCAGGAGGAAACATCAATGATTCTTTATCATATCATGGCAGACACCGGATGCCTGCCGGACGATGTCGTTCCGCAGATACCAACGAATCGGATGAAAGGGGAGGACCAGGAAATCCCAAGAATTTGTCTTGGGCATACCCTTGACGACTGCCTGACCAGCATCGGCATTGCGCATTTTGTCTCAAAATTCCTGCTCGCTGAGCTGCGTCAGAACAAAAAATACTCCAAGGACATGCCGTTACCGTTCATTGTCCGAATGTACAACATCAAGGACGAAGACCCGAATCTCTTGACCGAGGAAGAAACACAGAAATATGTGGCGGATTCTGTCGTGACCAGTGAATGCTGGCTCACAAGATACGAGAAGCCCGTCAAAATCCAGAAACTTTGGCTTGTGGGTGGTGAAGTTGTTCTTTGGCCCTATATCGTTGACGGCGGCGTGTACGATTACCCAATCGTCCGTAACTCAATTTGGGCAGACAGCAAAACCTTGCCGGACCCGGAATTTCAGAATCAAATCATGGATATCACTCAGAAATGGCTTAACGAAGCCTGAAAAAGAAGCACATCAAAAGCTCTTGCACATCCTTGCGAATTCCATAGTATTAAAGTTGTACGACAGATAACATCTACTTTGCACACCGCGTGCTCGTACAATTCATAATTCTGTTCTCATTCAAGGCAGACTCATCTTCATGATGGGCCTGCCTTTTTTTGTTTACAGAAAAAGGAGGAATTCAAAACAAACCACAAATCTCAAATCACAATCTTCCGCTACAAGGAAAAGACACAAAAAAGGAGTCACAAAATGAAAGTCGAAAAGAATAATAACAGCATTTTTCGGAACAAGCATGTCCTGGTTGTCGTCGCGGTGATGTGTATTTTTACCATCATCGCCTGCATGGGTTTTATGCTTTCTGTTCCTGCACACGCAGAGGAAAACATAGCTCCCAAAACCGAACCTATCGCTTTTTCCACTCCCATTGAAACGGTGAATGAGCTCGATAAAGCGTTCCCGATAACGGAAACTTCCGAAGAAGCACAGGAGGAGATTACAACTGCTGAGGTCAAATCTTCCGATGCTGCAGAACCGGAACCACAAATTGAGACCGCAGAAGCAGCCATCGAAGAAACCGAACCGAAACCCGAAACAATTCCAGATAATCTCAACGACAATGAGCTTGAAATCTACACAGCTCTGCGGTCCGCTGGTCTTTCCAAGGCCGGTACTGCCGCAGTGATGGGCTGCATGTCGATGGAAAGCGGTCTTAAAGCCTCGGCCGAAAACCCTTCGGATGGCGGCTATGGACTCCTGCAATGGACTTATAGCCGAAAGACAGACCTTTTCAACTGGTGTTATGGCAATGGCTATGACCCCAACACCGTTACGGGACAGGTGATGTTCTTCGTGTATGAGCTCAATAGCACATACAGCAAGGCCGCCAAATACTCATATCCGGTGTACGAAACTCTCACTACAAGCGACAGCCTGGAAGATTGCCTTTCGATGTTCTTCTCCCATATGGAAGCAGGAACCAACGTGATAATCTCTTCCCGCAAAGTCTATGCAGGAGGGCTGACCACGTTAGACCTGTACCGCAAACGCTTAACTGCCGCTTACAAATACTTCATTTGAATTAGGAGGAAATCACAATGAAAACAACCGTTTATCTGTCCCGAAAACTCTTGAACCAGTTAAAGGTAAAAGAAACCGAAAGCAAAGACCTTATGCTAACCCATAACCTACACAACATCATCAACGGTAAGCGTGTTGGCTGCTCTGGCCACATTCAGAACGTTCTCAACAATAAGTGCGTTTACGTCAGCACTGAAAAGAGTTGCTATCAGCCCTTGTCTGACAAGAACCTGGTTCGCTATGCCGCCAGTATGAAAGATTACTCCTCTGTATCGCTCGGTGCAAAAGGACGTAATCAGTTCGTGACCAATGATGAGTTGGTTGGAAAAATCATTGATATGCTCCGATAAGGGCATAAACAGAAAGAGAAAAAGCTCATGAAAACCGGCATCAAGAGTCAGATAGTAATAGTATCTGCTGTGGCAGCTGTTCTGCTCATTGTTATGAGCGTCTGTGCAATTGCGGAGAGCATTACCTTTGAGAAGGTTGCTGTTCTCGCTGCAAGCGTACTTGCCTTGAACAAATGCTGCGGCATCCTGTTAAACTAAGGAGAAAAAATCATGAAGAATAAATACAAAGTTGTTGCCTTGGTTCCTTTGGAGTTCTCTGTTGAGGGAAACTCCGATTCCAAAGAGGCAATCGAATCCGTCAAAAACATTTTCGAAGCGTGTCGGGATGATAACGACTGCGCGGACATCGTTTTTGATGGCATCGAAGAGTCACTTCGTCACGACAGTATCGAGTACAAAGTTGAAGCCGCCCAGCCTGAACCTGAGGTGAAGGCAAATTCCGATATCCGTTCTGTTGCCTCCGATATCTGCGACGTCTTCGAAAACTATCTCGACGAAAACGGTGTCTATATTGTGTGTGACGATGCAGACGAGGAGCAAGACCGAAAAGCAAACGAAAGCGGCGCGATGTTGTATGGCATGGAATATTGGCATCTCGTTGAGGATGTCGAGTTCTGGCTGAGTCACATGAGTGCGCAGGGAAAGCCGGTCATTACTTCTAAAATTTTGAAGGCGTTCGACGAACTTCTCGTATCCAAAAACCTCGGTAACTCCGTACCAAGCGGCGATAATCGCTATCAACTGCACTCAAAGATTCTGAGTTGCTTGCGTTCTCGTGAGGAGGGGTTGGAATGAGCACGAAAGGCTGGAACAGTCTGAAACCTATTACGACTCCTGACCAGATGTCCGCGCCGATTCATTGGAACCCAATGAACGAGGATTGGAAAATGCGGCTTACCAAAAGCCAAATTTACAACACCTCTTCTGGTTTCGACACTCAAACGCTCGATGCTATGAAGAAGCTGCATGACAAAATCCTCACATTTGGCGGGGATGAAGTCTGCATGACGGAATTTGACGAAGACGCCCCAAAAATCCTCAAACGCGGCCAATTCTTTTATGGCAGCAGCTATATGAGAAAAGGTCAGGATTGCCAGTGCCATTACAATTCCGCAAGACTTTGGTATAAAAACAAAGACCGGTGCTTTATTGCAACGGGGTATGCTCTTTCCGAAGACGGGCTCTGGCGCTGTCATTCCTGGGTCGTTCAGCCAATGGCACGCACCGTTCGCGTGTGGGAAACCACCGTCAAGCGTGTTGCCTATTTCGGCGTGGTTTTGACCAGCGAGGAATGCGAAGACTTTGTCGAGAACAACACATAACAATTGAGGAGGTTACCCAACATGGGTGAACAACTACATTTCAGTATGGATGGTGAGTTCCTCACCGCCATTGCACGTGACTGGTTCTGGAATATGGACAAGCCGTATAAAAAGTGTGAGGAGCTGCTGCTCTCCTGCATGATGGGTGGCAACGAGGAAGAAAAAAGGCATGTTTGCCAGGACATTATCGAAGGCCGGAAAAAACTTGTTGGTGTCAATGAGTTTGAACTTGTCGATGACAATGTTCATGTTCGTTCCCTCGGGCAGAAGGTTGAGGAGCTTCAACACAAGATGCTGGTCAATCAAATTCGTGAGGATATGATTGCACATCCGCTCAATTATGTTGACCGCTTTGCTATGACTGATAGCTATGAAACGCTCTGCACCAATGCAAAACATCATTATATCGATTGCAGCTATGACGGTATCAAGTGCTTCCTCTATGGGAAAACGGGTTATTCTGATGCATTCAACAACGGTGCATGGCTTTTTACCCACCCAGACCTTGTTGCAGAATTCAATGGAGAACCGCTTCCTGAGCAGGAATCCAACCCGGAATTCTACAAAACCGATTTTTGGACCAAGCTTGCCTCTTGGATTGAAGCAAACATGAAAGGCACATCCGTTGAACGCCGTCAGCGACTGTACAACAGCTATATCAGTGATAGACCCATTCAGCATCAGCTGACCGAATATGGTCTGATTGCTCCCGATGGCACCTGGTATGCCTGCGAGTTTGGCGAGCACGCTGCCCTGGCTGGCCGCATCATCATGCGCAATCGAGAAACGTTTGGTCTTTCTGACCATGAAGTTCTCAATATGGCGTATGACTGGAGCGGCAAGGGTCTCGATTTCCTATATAAACGCGGTTGGATTGCCATTCGTAATCCTTCGATGGGCAATACATTCCTCGATATGGATGAGACCAAAACCGCAACAAAAGCTCAAGTAAATACCATTTTTGACTATATTTCTAAATTCAACCGCTATGACATGAATATTTCTAAAGTTATGGTTGACTAAAAAGGAGATTTTATTATGACTTCCAATATGACTATGACCGCTATTTCCATCTGTGATTTCCTGAAACTCATCGTGAAAAGCACGGTGAAGCATTACACCGAGGATTTCAAGCTGGACATAAAGATTTTCAAGCGCTATGCAAAAGAAGCACAGGAAACTGGAAAAGCAGTGCCAATGCTCTGGTTCTGCCGTTACAACGGAACGTATCTTTGTCTCGAAGAAGATGCTTACAAAGTAGGTACTTCGATGTTCAATACATTCAAGTACTACGATGAAAATATGGAAGACGAAGCACGAACCATTAAGGCTTTTCTAGTCACCGTTACAGGGATGGAAGAGAGAAAGCCTATCGGCTGTATCACTCCTATCAACTATAAGGGCGAATGTGACCGCATCCGTCATTACGCGGTTCCGTCCCATAACGTTGAGGTAATATACAAGAATGGCACGCTCATTCAGGAACGGGAAGTCTTTGATAAATATCCAATCGTGAAGCACCCGAAGTTTGGTACGATTCGGGAAGCCAAATTCTTGGCCGATGACCCCGATGCTCTTGATTATGCATTGCACATGGCTCGCAATGAGAGAAAGGCAGGGTGACAGCCATGAAAACGATGGTTACATTGACTCACGAAGAAGCCCAAAGTTATTTGGCGTACGCTCTGATTTGCGAAACGATGGAAGGCTCTCGCTGGAATAGTGGTTGCCGTCGCAGACTGTATAGTCAGACGTTCACCCGCCGTGAGCAGCAGCGTATTTCTCACATCAAATCCATCGCCCACAAGTGGTATCTCGTCACGGGTGTGCCGGAAAAGGTGCGTATGAGCTACGACAACTACTTGTTGTGGCAGCGCCTTGCGGAGTTTTGCGCAACCGTCTGAATATCACCAATTACATTCAAGGGGCTTCCTTTTTTAGGGAAGCCCTTTTTTATATGCTTTTCCTGTGCAAATCAGCCGTTGTTATTGTACGATAGATGACATGCAATTTTGCTATTGCCTACGCAAACAAGCGATGATTCTTCTTGCTAAAACGTGCGAACGGAATAGAATAATAGTTGCATGATAGATATCATTCATTCAGCGACATTTGTTGCTGTACAATTCACAACCTGTAAAGCAATAAGCAGATTCATCATTCCGATGGGTCTGCTCTTTTGTTTGCAAAAACGCGATGGAGATTGTCTCAAGAGTCGCACGAATATCCCACGACACGGGAAAATAATGAGCGGAAGTTACATTAAATTCGTTTTCAATTTCGATGAGGTTTCTGGCAGTGATGTTCAGGATTGCATGTATCGTGTTGCCAAAAAAATTGCAGAAGACGTTCCTCACAATGAACGCCTGAAAGCAAATATCGTGGATTTTATTGCGGACGCGGTTCCTGAACACATGACAGAAAAAATCTGTAAAAAGATTTCCTCTGAAAATGGCATGATGGAGGTCCTGCACAATGAGCGATACCTTATCATCAAGGAAGAACTCTACGCCATTCTCGCTACTGAAATCGGCGACACAATCAATAATGCCGAAACTCTTCCTGATTCCTACTACATCAGCGACACCGGCAGTCCTGATATGAGCGACGAAAATACTATCATCTTTGGTGCTTTTGAGGCGAAAAAGATGAGGGACTTCGCTGCTCGTATTGACGAAATGCAGATGAATACAGCTTGGAATCTCATTTGCCTTGCGGGTGCGGATTCTCATACGCTGACACTGGATATGATGCAGAATCTTTATGGAAAAGGCTCGACATTGCTCCTTTCTTCCGCCATGGACATTCTGGCAGGAGAATTTTCTTTGGAGAGTTTTGCGGTTGGGTTCAAGGACGGATATATGCAAACGTTCCCTAACCGAGAAATTCAGGATGACATCAGCAAACATCCGGAAAACTACATCGCAATTGACCTTTTGGTTAAGTAAACAACTGTAAAAAATTATCGCACAGACGGCGGATGAGGTTTTCTCAACCTTCTGAAATCCAAAACTGCAAATACTAATTATAGCCGCTTACCGCAAGGTAGGCGGTATTTTTTTACTTGCCTAAATGTGCGAACGGCATAGAATAGTAATTGTACGATAGATATCATTCCAAATCGAATAGGCTTCATGCCTTTCGTACAATTTACAATTTCGCTTAAAGGGCGGACTTCTCAATTCTGAGAGGCCCGCTCTTTTTGCGTCCAAAACGCAAAAGGAGTTTGTATCATGAACAAAACTGTACCAACCATCGAGTTAAACCCCATCGATGACATACAGCACCAGCTGGAGGAATCCGGTTGCTACGAATCGGAAATTGAAATGATGAAGGCCGGTGGCACCTATGATGCGTTTGTCAAGCGTGTCTATGATGCCATCGACTGGTCTCATCTGTTTGAGCGTATTGCTCAGATGGAAAACGAAGCCATCACGGCAGCTATCGACAAATTGTCTGATAGCATGATTTGATTGTTAGGAGGTAAATACTATGTACATTCTCATTAAAAACCAGGAAGGCGAAAACATGAATCTGCTTTCCCAGAACACCGATTTCAACGCCCTGCTGGCAGCCATGAAAGCTGACATTGAGGCAGAGTACGAAAAGGCAACAGGCTCTGCGATTAACCTGGATGAAGATTCCGGCATCGATTATGAAGTCGGTATCAACGTTGAGGACAGTGCTGCTGAAGGTTTCTGCCTCGCATCCGGGTATATGTACGGCGCAGACAGCAATTTTGACTGGGGTATTTTCAAAGTAAAGTCTCAGAAAAGCAATACCGCAGCAAAACCCTACATTGGCCTGGATATGAACAAGTTCTTTCGGCAGAAAATGCTGCTGATTGACCTCTCGGCAAAAGTAAAGGACCTCGGCTATGACCATCTGGCCGATGAGCTTTGGGGCACAATCGGTGTCTTCGACGCTGTACAGGATTCAGCTGAAGGAGACGGTGCTTTCACTGCTCCGGAAGCGGATGAAGAAACCGGTCTGTTCCTTGACGATTTTTATAACGACGTTCTGGAAAAGATTCTGAACGCCGACAAGAAAAAGGAGGAAAAGTAAGCCATAGTTCCTGACTTTTACAAAATGAAGGCCGGGAAAGCCCACGGTTTCAACCGTGGGGTGAAAGGTGTCTAAGTAAAAAATAGTTGCTGTCTATCTTCGGATAGGCAGCTTTTTTGTTGCCCGAGCTTGCGAATTGCCTATCATGAATAGTAGAGCTCAAATGAAAGGAGGACGCTATTTATGCGCATGGTTGTTAAAACTTACAAGTACAAGCTGTACAACAGCGCAAAACGCACGAGTATCGTGCTTTGATTATTCCGGCACCTGTTATTCATCTTTATGGTGAGCAGGGCAAGGATGAATCGGATTGGTTTGCGTCAACACCCCCGCCTTAACCAGTCCGCTGGTTATAGACGGGGCTTGCGGGGCAACCCGTAAGCCCGGTTAATTAGCCTAAGTCTGCTGCTCCGGCGGCAGGAAACTACGTTGTGTACTAATAATATAGGCACCTTACTCATGCTCCACAAGTGGTGAGCTCTGCGGATGTTTGTTAAAAATCTCTGAGGGTAGGAGACGTGCAAACATCATACCGAAAGGTAAAACAGTACAACAACATTGGCGATGTGGACCACAGGGCGCAAGCCCTGACTTATTGATTCATTATTTACGAAAGGAGTGCCTTGCATGAGCACTTGTGTTTGTGTTCTCAGTAAGAATGGCGAACGCCTGATGCCGACTATCCGTCTTGGCAAGGTGCGCCATCTTCTGAAAGACGGAAAAGCAAAAATTGTTAAGCATCATCCATTTACTATTCAGTTACTGTATGACAGCAAAACAAACACGCAGCCTATCGAAATCTGCGAGGATGTTGGATACAACTACATCGGCATCAGTGTGAAAAGCGAATCTCACGAATATGTGTCTGCCCAGTATGATACATTACAGGATGAGAAAGACTGCCACGATGATTGTCGTAGAATGCGCCGCACCCGCAGAAACAGACTGCGTTACCGTAAACCGCGTTTCGATAATCGCAAACGCGGCGAGGGTTGGCTTGCTCCATCTTTGAGACATAAGAAAGAACTCAATGTCAACGTTGTTAAGATGTATTGCGAAGTAATGCCTGTTACGCATGCAATTGTTGAGGTTGGTTCTTTTGACACAATGCTCGTAAAAGCAATCGAGGAAGGCAAAACCACACCAGAAGGTGCAGGTTATCAAAAAGGCCCCCGCTACAAGTTGGCAACTTTGCGGGAGGCGGTATTCTATCGGGATAACTACACTTGCCAGGTTTGTGGGCGCAAAGCTAATGAAGGTGCAATTTTGCACGTGCATCACATGTTTTATTGGAAGGGCCGCCATGGCAATAGTCTCAGCGAGCTTGTAACCGTATGCGAGAAGTGCCATACGCCAGCTAACCATCAAAAAGGTGGCAAGCTCTACGGATTCAGTGAAGATATAAAGTTCGCCAACCTTTCTGGTGCAGCATTTATGAACACTGTGCGCTGGCAAATCGTTAATGAACTTTACGCTGCTTTTGGAAAGCCGTTCGTCACATTCACTTATGGCGCGATGACCAAGGAAAAGCGAATTGCCCTTCATCTTGAAAAGAGTCATAACAACGATGCGTATGCAATGGGAAGCTTTCATCCAGTTGACCGCTGCGCATTTGAACATTATGAAAAGATGAAACGCAATAACCGCATTCTCGAAAAGTTTTACGACTCGCGGTATATTAACATTCGCACTGGTGAAGTGGCAAGTGGCAAAGAGCTCTTCAACGGCAGAATTAACCGTAACCATAAAAAGGATTCTGAAAATTTGCACAAATACCGTGGAAAAAGGATTCGTAAAGGCTATCGTGCGCTACGTCGCAAGAAAGTAGCCCTCAATCCCGGTGATTTGGTTTCTCTCAACGGGGAAATTCTTACTGTCCATGGCACTCATACCAAAAAGAATGGTTCTGTAAACGTAAAATTCAAAACCCCATCAAAAAGTGGTAAAAAATCCGTAAGCCTTAAAAAGTTGAAAATTATTAAAACGATAAGCCCCATGCGCTCTGCGTGGGATAAAGTATCTTAAAAACTCAAGAAAGGAGACATAGGGTATTTGCATTTACTGAGTGTACCTCAAATATACTCTTAGTCAGCGCATTCTTCGCCGCCTAAGTCGCAAGCGACTATAGACGGTGTACCCTGCGCACAAAATTTATGGATTATGGCAATGCGTTTGCGACCTCAGGTATTTTTGTAAATCATCGTACGGAAACCTCATCAGTGCAGTGTTCCACTGAGAATCAACTTTCAGATTTCAGGAAAGCTGATTCCCATGAATAATATCTGACTCGTATCTTTGCGGTCGTTCCTTTTGGAGCGGCCGCTTTTTTGTTTTTTAGTTTTGTTGCACAAATGTGCGACTCTCTTAAAATAGAAATTAGGGAGGTGCTGTTTTGAAAATTCAGAGAATCGTGCCTGCAACTGCTCATTCTATGAAGGATGCTTTGCCACTTGGCACTATCCTGACGGTGAAAAATGTTGCAGACCAGAAATATATTGTAGTGGGTTACGATACCAGTGCTGTTCCACACAACTACTACGCGGTTCCCTGGCCGCAGGGGTACATGGGCGAAGAAAACATGTACCTGGTAGGATTTGATGATATTGCGAAAGTTCTGTGTCGCGGCGGAATCAATGAGGAATCCAGAGCTTTCTTGCAGGCACTGGATGATGTGTTGAACGGGAGGTGACACGGTGACGGTAAAAGAGCTGAAGCATATGCTTGAGAACGCGGACGACAATGCTATCGTCGTTGTGCGAAATAACTGGGCTCCGGCGGAATTTCTGAATACCTCTGCTCGGAAGATGGTGCTTGTGAAAGCAAATGGCAAGCTCATGACGCCGAAATGGGCCGAGGCGAGCGGGTATATCTGCGAAGGCCCTGCTATGTCGGCAATTTTATTCGATTGAGGTGAGAAAAATCATGCCCGATAAAAAAGTGGCCACGCAGGCATCTGATGGACCCTGGGAACGCGAAACCATCATCACATTCAATGACGCGGAGAAAAAAGCATCCTACTACACCTGCAACAAAGCTCGTATGGAACAGCTAAAAGAGCTTGCCAAAGAGTACCCTGATGCTGTTAAAATCACGCGGGATGAGGGCTGGTGTATGGAGGCAGATATGCCCAAGAAATGGGTCAAAATCAAGCCGCCTCGCAAGCTGACCGAAGAGCAATATGCGGAACTGGTCAGACGCGGCAAAGAACTTGCAGAGCGGCAGCGACAGGCAAAGAACTTAGTGAAGGAATAATCCGGCTTCATATGCCGGAAGAGGAGGATATAAAATGTATAATTCTTACAGCGCATTGAATCTTTTGGGCGGAATGCTCTACACGGTGATTCTTTTGGTAGTGGCGTATTTTGTGCTCAAAATCGTCGCCAATTGGAAAATTTTTGAGAAGGCCGGGCAGCCTGGCTGGGCATCCATCGTCCCGTTCTACAGCAACTACATCGAATTCAACATTTACTGGGGGAACGGCTGGTTGTTTCTGATTCCGGTCTTGCTGAGCCTTTTGTCTGGCATCCCGCTGCTCGGCAATCTGTTCCTGGTTGTTGCCCTCATCATCGGTGCTATTACCAACTACAAGAAAGCTGTTGCGTTCGGTGAAGGTATTGGTTTCACGATTGGTCTTTGCCTTCTGAATCCGGTGTTCAACATGATTCTTGCTTTCGGCCATTATGAGTATCACGGTATCCCGCAGGATGGCTATTCCTATTCTCAGCTCAAGACCAAATATGAGGAAAAGAAAGCCGAACAGCAGAACAACCCCAGTACTGTTCAGTACCAGGCCCCCGAAACTTCCAAAGAGCCGAGCCAGAATGTTCAGTATCAGACTCCGAATGCTCCTGCTGAAGTCAAGACCCAGCCGACTCAGCAGAATCAAAATCAGGACAATGGCTGATATTATCTGGGTCGTTGTGTTTCTCTGCGTTCTCATCGCGTCCTGCTTTGGAATGTACTATTTCCAGGGTGAGAACAAACAAAAATTTGTGTTTTGCTTTTTGCTGGTAGCATTATCTTTTGAAGTCCTTGCGTTTCGGCTTCTGGATATTGCGTATACGGTGATTAACGCAGCAATCAAAGCCGCATAATGACCTTTTTGCAATTCTCAAACTGTTTTTTGGCAGACCTTCCAACCGAGGGCCTGCCTTTTTTATTGTTGCCAGGAGGAAAATCTATGAAAATCCGATTCTATACAAACAACAAAGAAGCTATTGTATTCGACCTCGAGGATATTTTGAAGCAGTTCAACATTGAAGAGCAGGTAGCCACTGTCGGCCTTGTCATTGAAAAAGACGAGGCCGAGGTTGAGGCAATCGCTCAGACAATACAAGACGATTATCCGAACATGTATCTCCAGGCAAAAGAATACGGACGGAATCTGACCTTGGCTTGTGCGGAGCTTCCGAACCCTACTAACCCGGATATTGTAACCTATCTCTATGCGGGCGATGATGCTACGGAAACTGACAGTTGGATTGCGAAAGTGAACAACACAATTCGTGCGCAAGGGGATAACAGTGAACGGCTCATCCATATTGACTCGAATCTCGCTGCCGTGGTAGAAGCAAACGAAACGGAACAAGGATACTATGCTTCCACCGTGTCGCAGCATGACAAGGCCACAAACGAAATGCTGAGTTTCCGGCAGATTGCAGAGTCACTGGAAGCTGTTGGAAATAACTACAAATACCAGAGTACAAACAATATTCTGACTTCAAGAACCAAAGCGGAAAGGAACTACATTGTCCGGCTTATCAAGATGTATTGCGACGATACCAAATACCTTTCCGGTGCTATGCCGCAAAGTGAGTACCCGTTCTGTGTCCAGAACGTTGACGCTCTGAACCAGCGTGATGCGCAGTGGTCCGAAATCAAAGAGTATCTTGCACAGGACGAGAATCGCAACAAGCTGGATGTGATTCTTGGCTTCGTGCCGGATGCGGAGAGCGACAAGACTCTAATTCTGCACAGCATTGAAGAAAAAGGGAAGGCCATGTCTGATTCTGAAATCGAAAAAGCATATAATTTGCTGTTTGGTGACTGTAGCAATGGATGAATAATCTTGCGCTTTCGTGCGAGACCCGTATAATTTAGCTTGTACGATAGATACCATCTACTAAGCACACTGTGTGCTCGTACAATTCACACTTCGCTTTTGGGCGGACTTCCCACACCGGGAGGTTCGCCTTTTTGCGTACAAAAAAGGAGTTTAACTATGGATAACGTATGGACAAATCTTGGCAACCGACTCGAAACTGCTTGGAAAAGACCAGCAAGGCCCAACTCTAAACGCCCGAAAGACGGTGAAATCATCGACGAAGAGAAATCGGTGCGCTGGAACAGGGAAGAGGCCGTTCGCCGACAGAAAGCCTGGGATGCGGAATGCTCTCGGCTGAAGAAGGCGCAGAATGTAGAAATCGAACACATCTCGGAAGCTATCGAACTTCAAATTCAGGAAGACATCAAAGCCGAAACGAAACGCAGCATTTCCAAAAAGGCTGCAACCATCCTCTGGCAAAAAGCCTACGACCGTGGCCACGCCTATGGTTTCGCTGACATCTACTGTGCCATCGAAGACTACGAGGAGCTGGTTGTTGCCGTACTCACAAACGCTCGTTGAAAGAAAGGAAAATACCATGAAGCTGAATGAATACCTCGCTAAAAATGCCGTCAAGCTGATGATTAAGGGCTCTGGAGAAAAGAATCCTACGCGCCAGACCAATGACCTCGGCATGTACGATTATGTTGAGAACCTTGAAAGCGTCCTCGGCAAAATGGTCTGGATTTGCGATTATCGCGCAAATGCGGACCCGACCAAAAAACCGATTCGTAACATCAAACCTACCCCGGTTGTTGTAACGGACGCAAAAGAAACGAGCAAAGCCATCTATTATTCTCCGGTCTATTTTCGGCCGGTAAATCGGGGTAAGATTTCTTCAACCGTCATTGCCCCATTGGACAACACCGGGTATCGCTGCTGCTCCGGCACTTCCGTCAACATCTTCTGCACGAAAGAAGAGTGCGTGAAGTGCTATCGGGAGCAGGTTCGACAGGCAAACGAGATTTATGAGAAAGAGAAGGCTCGCATCATCAAAGAGTTCGACGCTCGCATGCAGATTCTCAATGATTCTCTCACGCCGTTCAACGATGTCCCGCAGAGCGACTACACCGTTGTTGCAAAAATGGATGTTACGAACGATTCTCTCGGATACAATGAGAAAAATCGGCATTTTTATCTCGAGACGACCCGAACCATGATTCCGACTCGCTATACCATCGAAATGCTCAAGATGCAGGCACTGATTGGCCTGGTGGATGAACTCCGTGCAAACACCACCTGGCAAAAGGGCATCCCTTTCCGTATCCTTATCAGAACAACAGTTTTCGTGGATGGTATTGAAGATGTCAGCCAGGCCACAACGGAATCTCAAACCATTACCCTTTGATGAACCATGAAGAGCGCACGCCCCGTCTATAGCCGTAAGGCTTAGGTGGGGAGGTTCACAAAAAAACAAAACAATACATATGTGAGGTAAAATGTTATGTCTAACAACATGTCTATTTCTTCCATCAAGGAACATTATAATAATCTCTGCACCAAAGCCAAAGAATGGAGTGCCGCCTACTATGAGCAGGATGCTCCGGTTGTAACGGATGAGGAATACGATTCCGTGATGCACGAGATTCGTGATATCGAAGCGGCACATCCTGAGTTCGTGACCGCTGACAGCCCTACACAGGTTGTTGGCGGCAAGCGTGTTCTCGGTATTCCGGTTGAACACCGTGTACCGATGCTTTCTCTGCTTGATGTGTTTTCCGATGATGAGGTCCGCAGCTTTGTGGATTCGGTGAAAGCTGAATACTCCGATGTGACCTTCTCTGTGGAGCGCAAAATCGACGGTCTGAGCTTGTCTCTTGTCTACGAACGTTCTGACGATGGTCTTGCCTATCTGACCCAGGCTTCGACGCGCGGTGACGGCCATGTCGGTGAGGATGTGACCGCCAATGTCGCAGCCCTCACTTGCCTGCCTCGCAGCATCGAGCTGCCCAAGGGTATCGGCAAAATCGAACTCCGTGGCGAGTGCTATATGTCGGAAAAGGACTTTGAAACAGCCAATGCAAAGCAGGCGGAAGCAGGGAAGAAGCTCTTTGCGAATCCCCGCAACTGCGCTGCTGGCTCTCTGCGTCAGGCTGACCCGTCTATTGCACGGGAACGCAATCTGCAGGTGTTCGTTTTCAATGTTCAGAGCGTCAACAATGGTGATGCAGCACAGTTCAGCCCGTATCATTGTGACCAGCTGAACTATCTGCGTGACATCTGCGGTTTTAAGACCACCTATTACGCTCATTGCAATGACATTGATAGCATCTTGGCAGCCATTCACGACATTGAGAAAAAACGCTATGATATCGATTACCCGATTGACGGCGCAGTCATCAAAGTCGATGAACTGGGCATTCGCCAGAAGATGGGCGAGCGCACCAAAACCCCGAAATGGGCTATTGCATACAAGTATCCCGCAGAGGAAAAGGGAACTGTCTTGCGCAACATCCAGCTGCAGACGGGTCGTACCGGCCGCGTCACTCCCGTCGCTGTCTTTGACCCTATCCAGCTTGCCGGAACCCGTGTGGAGCGTGCAACGCTCAACAACGCCAACTTCATCAAGACTTTGGATATCCGTATCGGTGACACGATTGTCCTGCACAAATCCGGTGACATCATCCCGAAAATCACGATGGTGGAGCTGGAAAAGCGTCCTGCAGACGCTGTACCTTATGACATGGCAAAACAGGTCTGCCCCGTTTGCGGTGCGCCTATCGCGCCCGTCAATGGTTCTGTGGACCTGTACTGCACGAACGACACCTGCCCTGCAAAGACCGTGAATCGTGTCATTCACTTTGCCTCGAAACCCTGCATGGACATCAAGGGACTTGGTCCTCAGATGATTCAGGACTTGGTTGACAGCCGGTTCATTGAGAACCCCGTTGACCTGTACTGGCTCTATGAGGAGGAAGGTGAACTGACCAACATGTATGGCGCGAAGATTGCCAAGAAGGTTCTTGCTGCCATCGAAAAGTCCAAGGAGCAGAATGCCGACCGCGTCCTCAAGGGCCTTGGCTACCGTCTCATCGGCGGTCATGTTGCTCGTGCGCTGTTTACTCAATGCAAGGCTACGAACGGCAACCTTCTGACACTGTCCACGCTCAATGTAGATACCATCAAGGAGTACAACATTCCCGGCTTTTCTGATGCTATCTATGCTGCGCTCGATGCGATGCTTTCCAGCGCTGAGTTCAAGCAGGAAGTCAATACCTTGCATGATGCCGGTGTCAATCTTGACTACCATACTCCGGCAGATGCCAATGATGAGTCTGCACCGCTCGCTGGTAAGACATTCGTTATTACCGGTACACTGCCTTCCATGAGCCGCGATGAAGCCAAGACTTATATCGAAGCGCATGGCGGCAAAGTCTCCGGAAGTGTCTCCAAGAAGACGAGCTATCTCGTTGCCGGTGAAGCTGCCGGTTCCAAGCTGGATAAGGCAAATTCGCTGGGCGTGCCCGTTCTGAGTGAGGACGACCTCAAGGCCATGTGCCAGTAAGGAGGTCTTGTGGTATGTATGACTTCGACCGCATCGTAAAAGCTGCGGAGTCCTGTGACTTTCACGACGCATTTGCCTCTGACATCAAACGCTGTGAAAATGCTCTTGGCATGGGTGGCCTCATGGCAATCAATGCTGAATGTTGGCTTGATGTCTTGAGCGCCATGCCGGATACCGAAATTGCAGAGTATGTTCGCACTAAATATAAGCCCGGTCTCTTGAATCCGTTTAAGGGAACGTCCTTGTACATCAAATCTTAACCTCTTGCCGCTTGCCCTTCACAGGGTGAGCGGCTTTTTCTTTTTGACTTTATTTGCGATTCCCCGATAATAAAAGTACGAACATACGAAAGGAGCATGTCGTCGATGCTCAAAAAGCTCAAATTCTTAATTTTTTGTGCATTTGTTGTTTGCGCCGCAATGCCAGCTACAGTATATGCCGAGAGCTTCACAACTCAGAATGCTGCTGTCGAAACTATAACTCAACACACCCTAACCTTTAACCCAAACTGCACAGACGACTCCTATTTCATCTCTGAATCGTCCATCGATATTCCCGAATCGCATAAATATGGTACGCTTCCTGTTCCGAGTCGAAAAGGCTATGAGTTTCTTGGGTGGTATACCGCATCGGATGGCGGAAATAAAGTATCTGAATCCACGGTCATGGGCAGCAGCGATACCATTGTATATGCTCATTGGACTGCCTATACCATCACTATTAACTATCACAACGACGGTGCTCAGACATGGCATTCCTATTGCACACATGCAGTCAACAGCTGTACGAACCTTGACATCGTTGAATCGGAATCTACCGCCTATGACACAGCGTATACCCATGCAGAGTACGGTATTCTGGATGTCGGCCGCTTCACAAAAGCAGGATACAAAGCCAGCAATCGCTGGAAAGTTGGGTCCAAAGACAGTTCCGTGATGGTGGTGGACACAAACTGGAGCGAGGAGCTCGCAGCAAGCGCAACTGGAAAAACCGTGGCAAAATATCTCGGCGTGGATGCTCAGCTTGAGCAGAGCAATGTGACCGTTGACCTCTACCCGTATTTTATCGAGGACTCGTATAATTCCGTTGTAAACGGTGTGACACCCGCCTCCACAACGGTTGAGGCATATGTACCCACGCTGTATTCGCTCATTGTGCCTGAGAGCGTAACTTTAGGCGGGAATGCTGGCAGCGGTGAAAAGACAGCGACTTTGCCCGTGATGGTGAAAGGCGACATCGGCCTATCGCAGGAAGTCAATGTCAGCACAACGCCTCCCACCATGAAAAGCAACAAGGCGGCGGATGTGCTTGCGAGCGTGGAAACACCCAAAACAACGTGGAAACGTGACGATGCCTTGGCTAGTATCACCTCAAACTATACGGTGAAAGCAAATCTGACTCCAGGTGATTGGAGTGGTACAGTATCTTTTGTTTGCTCTGTATCGGAGAACTAAACACAATGTTGCACGACTTTGCACGATGTTGTAACATTCTAAAAAGCCACTAACACGCGTGCAAACTTTTTTCAAAAAAGTTTATACAGCTTCTTGACGGCGTGTGCGACACCCATAAAATAGATAATGTAACAGAGATATCATTGATTTGCCATAGTTCATATACCTCCTGGAAGAAGGACAGATGCCCATATTGGGTTTCTGTCCTTTTTCTTTTTGAGGATTCCCGCAGATTTTCTGCGTTTTATATAGATTTATCCCACGGAATGTGGACTTCTGACAGCCGAAGAAAAGGCTGATTACATAGAATTGTCATGCTAATCAGCATGGCACGTATACACTGCGTCAATGTGTTTATATAAATGTTTCTGCACGCGAACGCCGCGTTAAGAGCGTATTTATATACCGTATAACAATTACAAACCTTTAAGGAGGACATTACCATGATTCGAAACATGATTTAGCGAGTAGACACCATTATCAGCAACCACGAAACCAAAGCTAAGCAATTTGCAGTTAGCTATGGTTCATTCGTTCACAGTCTAATTAAGACCTAGCTGAGCAAAGATGGTGTGATACTCGCGCTCCTGCTGGAGCAAGTGAAACTGACCGAGGCCGCGAAAGCTCTGCTGCTTTTGGCAGTAGTATCAATCGTTGGCGCATTTCTTGTCAAGAAAGTCTTCAAAAACTACAGCCACATCAAAGGATTGGCCGAAGACTTTCTGAAATCAGCTGACGTTTTCGGAGCTGTCAAAGAAGCGATTTCTGATATCGCCAGCGGCTCCTGCAAAACAAACAACAAAAAAGAATAATAACATCCCCGATATATGGGGCTCACATTGCTGTGGAGATAAATTCGAGAGCAGCACGGCAGCCCCACGTTACGGGGTTATATTATGGCTAAGAAGAATAACAACGTCACTTTCAACGTCGGCATCACCAACCATTACTTTGACGCTATTTCGCGCCAGAAGTTACCCATGAGCGATGCCGCTTGTGAACCGGTTGATAATGCCATCTCTAATTGCAAAGATGCCATTAACATCTTGGTCGCGATTGTGAAAGGCCATGCCAAAAACCTAATCGGTGTGGTTATTGCCGACTGGGGCAATGGTATGTCTAAGGAAAAGCTGCCGGAAAACCTACAGTTTGGCAACGGCCACAGCAATGAGGGCCCGCTGTGCATCCATGGCGTTGGCCTGAACAATTTCATTTTGGTTGCCACCCGCAACAAGTATCCCTGGTTCATCGCTTCCAAGCAGCCTGGAGAGGACAGCTATCACCGCGTTGACGGCCCGTTCGCCACGACCATGACGATGTCCGAGCAGGAAGAGATTCCTATGGCAGATGTCGTTATGCGTGAGCAGTTTAAGGCTCTTGGCGCTCCTTCTACCATCATCTATGTGGAGATGGACAAGGCTACCGCCAGCACCATGCTGACCAAGAACGGCAGCTGCGCTGAGAGCCGGGTCACCAGCCTGAACGTGCTGCGTACCTGCCTGGCTGAGCACTTTGGTGTCAAGTACCGCAATTACTTGGCACCTGACGCTACCGGCGTTGCTCCCGCCCGTATCTTGATTCCTGATTTCCATATGGCGAATGGCAAGACGTGCGATGTGCTCGTCAAGCCCATTTTCCAGCCGTATAAGGAGAAGCAGAAGGAAAAGAACTTCACTGTTGACTATGATGGGTACGAGATTCCTGTCAAGGTTGAGTGTGGTCAGCTGGATACGGATGCGACCAAAGGTGTTGTTACTGGTGGCTATGACTTGAAGCATTTCTACCAGAACAACATGCTTACGCAGGGCTTGGATATCCAGCTCGGCGAGCGTGTTATCGCCACCGCTCAGTTTGATACCATCTGGGACAAGGCTCGTCACCCGGCCTTCAACGCTTTCACCGGCGTTGTTGCTGTTAATATTTCCGGTCTGCCGCGTGGGTTCTTGAATACCCTCGCCAACAAGTCGGATATCGACCTGAGCGACAAGGGATGGCGTAAAATTTTCGACGCTATTGCCGAAAACGTGAAGCCTCTCGAAAGCGAGCCTCTCACTCTTGAGAAATATGCGCAGGATTTTGCAAATCGGCTGGTTGCAGACACCGGGAATGAAGTTGAACTCCAGTTCCCTCTGTACGCAAACCGGACTCGTATCGACGTTCTGGAACATATCGACGAGTCCCACTGCAAGATTTATGACTTCATGAGCGGCGTTGCTACTTTGAAGTCTGTAACCGAGCTGCGGACTCATTGGGATGGCATGGTTGCACAGGGCATTCAGCCTGTTTCGGCTGTGATGTTCTGCAATAAGCGCGGTCCTATGCTCAAACATACCTGCGACGAGATGAACACTCTCGTGCAGGCTATGAATGACGAGGACTTCTACATGACCCTCGAAGCTGCTGGTGGTGATGCATCTAAGATGCCGCACTACAACTTCGATGTTATTCTTGACCAGAGTATCCCCGTGAAGAAATAACATCACTTGCCGTCATCCGAAAGGGTGGCGGCATTTTTTTTGTTGAGCCATTGCTCAAACATCGAGATTCCTCATGTGGGATATAGCGTTTTGTACAGATATATGCTATAATTGGCACAAAAAGGAGGAACCGACATGGCAGAAAATAATAACAACGGTGGCAAAAACACTAATATCATCACCAAAATCAACGATACCATTTCCAAAGTCCTGGGCGATTTCCCGCCCGTTGTTCAGACAATCGCAAAAATCGTTGTCTTCGGCGGGCTCATCCTGCTTATCGCCAAAGCCATCGGCTATATTTTCCCGGTTATTGTGAACGTTCTTTTCAACCTCTTAGTCAAAATCGTTGGCTTCTGCATTCTGGCAGCCTTTCTTTACGGCTGCTGGTACGAGGTAAAACTGCAAATGACTCGCGATGAAAACTCCTTCCTACTGAATGAACGTCTCAAGTATCAGAAAAAAGAATACGAGGAACGTGAGCACAGAAGACAAGAACGAGATAACAGACGATAATACATAATCATACATAGGCTGTCCAGCTTCGGTTGGGCAGCTTTTTTTATTTTCCTGTTGCAGGCTCTTGCGAATCGTATACCATAAAAAGTATGAAAGGAGTTTATCATGAAAACACTTGAATCCTTTTTTAGCAGAACTGCACAGTTTGGCTTGCTCATTTATCTGACCGGCTGCTTTGGCCTGTTGATTGTTTTAGGCGCTGCAGTCGCAAAATGGCTTAAACTCATCAACGTAATTCAATATATTGCCTTTGCTTTTGGACTTGGACTCCTCACTTTGCTTATCGGCATGGTGGGTCTCTCACTCCTCGGCATTAGGGGTATTGAAGAATTTTAGTGGAATGACCCCATCCCACTAAGTTTCTTCAATATCACAGGCGGATGTACTTTTGTACATCAAGATGACGAGCTGCACTTGTACGGTTTTCCCAGCTTGCAACCATGCGAAGGCGTCATCTAGCCAAGGGAAACACAACCTCCTGCTTCGGCAGGAGAGATTTATCGTAAAGGAGGTGGCGAATATGTCCACTGTTTATGTACTTAACAAAGACGGTAAACCTTTGATGCCTACAACTCGCGGCGGACATGTGCGCCACCTGCTTAAAGAGCAGAAAGCACGAGTCGTAAGAGCAAAACCGTTTACCATCCAACTGCTGTATGAAACCAATGATGTAGTGCAGCCCCTATATTTAGGCATTGACCCTGGTAGAACCAATATCGGCGTTGCCGTTGTTAAAGCAAATGGAACGGCAGTCTTTACGGCACATCTGGAAACTCGCAACAAAGAGGTTCCAAAATTGATGCAAGACCGTAAAAAAGCCCGCCGTGCAAGACGCACAAACGGCAGACGTTGTCGCCGTCAGCGGAGAGCTAAGGCAAATGGCACCATTTCTAAGAAGTGCGTGAAGCAAGATACTGCTCAAAGTAAGAATCCTAGCAAACGTGCAAAAGAAATTGGCATCATCAAACGTCGCCTTCCGGGTTATAAGAAAGATGTACTCTGCATTGGTATTAAAAACAAAGAAGCAAAGTACACCAATCGCACAAGACCGGAAGGATGGCTTACGCCTACCGCGAATCAGTTGCTCCAAACACACATCAATTTGGTGAGAAAAATTCAAAAGTTTCTTCCTATCAGTGATGTTGTGCTTGAAGTAAACAAATTTGCGTTCATGCGGCTTGATAATCCTGACATTCAGAAATGGCAGTACCAACAAGGCCCACTCTACCAAAAAGGGAGTCTTGAAAATGCTGTTTCTGAAATGCAGGAACACCATTGCCTGTTCTGTGATAAACCCATCGACCATTACCACCATGTAGTGCCGCAATCCGAGAATGGCAGCAACACCATTGCCAATATCGTTGGTCTATGCGCGGAGCATCATAACCTTGTTCATAAAGATGCTGCCTGGCAAAAGAAACTTGCCGAAGAAAAAGTTGGACTTAACAAAAAGTACGGCGCTTTGAGTGTATTGAATCAAATCATTCCGGCACTGACGAATAAATTGAGTGTGCTATTTCCAAAGCACTTTTTTGTGACAGCAGGAAAGAGCACCCATGACTATCGTGCAACGCACGGTGTAAGTAAAGACCATTGGCTCGATGCTTACTGCATTGCTTGTTCTGTTTTGCCGAGTGATGTTTGTGATAGCAATATCAACAATCATATGCCGTATGAGCTGAAACAGTTTCGCCGCCATGCTAGAAGAGCGTTAAACAATGAAAATATGAACCGCGTGTACACGCTCAATGATAAGGCGGTTGCTATAAATCGGCATAAAGCAACGGAACAAGAAGCTGCCAGCCTAGAAGAATTTCGCAAAGAGCATCCGAATGATGTTTGCAAGCTTAAAGTTAAAGAGCACCATCCAACATACAGAAACATGAACCGTAACTATCCAGGAAGCATATTTCTTGTTGGAAAGCATGTTCATATAATGCAAGGAATAGCTGGCTCTAAAGACGGAAAAGCAACAACATACAAAGACTCTAACGCAAACTCAATAACGGCGAGTAAATGCAAATTTGTTGCAAAAAATTCTGGCATATTGTTTGTGTAGTATGAATTAAAAGTAATAAAACCACGAAAAATCTTCAATAGCCGCAAAACCGCAAACATAAGGAGGCAAAACACGTATGAGTAAAAAGATTATCAATATCACCGCAGCTGCCATGGCACTCGCCGTGACACTTTCCGGCTGCGCCACAGCTGTGGTTCAGGAACGGAAAGACCAGGCAGCCGCAGCAGCAAGCGCAGAAGCAGCACAGGCTGCCGTCACAGCAACACCGGAACCGACAGCAGAACCGACCCCGGAACCCATCAATGCCTGGTCTTTGTTGTCGAATCTCCCGGATTTCACGCCCGGCACGCTGGACAATCCTGACACTACCTGGCCGGACGGTATTCCGATGGGGCAGAGTCCTTTGTCTTACGATGACGGCAGCAAGTTCTATTCGCTGCGCAGCGTTGATACCGGCAAAACACTGGATATCACGGACGTTGCATTACAGGATGTACGGAATTTGCCTGTAAAGGGATATCTGAAATTGAACGAACTTGAAAACGGTGATACAGTCATTGGTGAAATCAACGCAGAATCCACAGGCGAAGGCGTAGAAAAGGAAATCAGTGATTTTTCCATTCACACTGCCAGCAAGGATGACGGCTGTGACTATTATCCGATTGGATATAACGGCGGTTCACTGACCTTGATGCTGGACGGTCGTGCAGCCAATGATGATGGCATCAATATCGGCGATGCGTTCCTTGACGGCCTCTATTATTCGTCTGTCACTCCGGACAAATTCGACGGCTATCCAACTGACGGAGAACCGAAAGAGCAGTTCAACTTCCTGTATGGTTTGTTTGGCAATCCGTCCGGGCTTTATTGGACGAACAACGATTCTGTCGCTTTCGATTCCAGCAAGCAGTACCGTACTTTCGAGGATTTCCGGGATGCGCACTATGATGTCGAAATTGGCGGCAAGAACTTCTATCTGGTTTGGAACTATGACGGGTATAGTGTTGTTGCGGCGTGCAACGATACCTTTGACAGCGCTAATGTGAAGGGCACTACGATTCAGGATATCTACTTGTTCCCGAACATGACAGAAACCAAGTACCTAGTCGAAAATTCCGGCAGCCTGATTAGTGGTTATCTGGGTTATGGTGAAGTTCCCGTCATCTTGACTGGTACATACGCATCAGTCAACAGTGATTCGACTGTCGAACAGGATACAAGCGCGGAAGAAAACACCGACGCTGAATCTGGTGACAATTCCACGGCGGACGAAAACGCTGAGTCCAGTTCCGATGATAACAGCGACAGCTCGGAAAATTCAGATTCCTAATTCTTAAAAAATAGTTATTGCGTATTCGTGCGAAACGCATACAATAAAAATTGTATGATAGATAACAGCACACATACGCTATAATTTCACAATTCTGAGAAGCAGACTATCCGTTTGGAGGTCTGCTTTTTTTGTTGGAATTTTGCGGTGCTTTGCTGACGTTTATCGTAACTAAACACTACAAGGAGAAAGAAAAATGACCGTAACGAACACTGTAACAGAAACAGAACGCTTAACTCCCCTGCGTTCCGCTGTAGAGCACATCAACTGGAATACTTTGTACCAGCAGAAAATGGCTCTCGAAGAAGTTTCTGACATGCTCTATGCCAAGAGAAAAGAGGATGACACGTTTGGCAAGGCTTCCGCCTGGCTCGAAAGCGTCATTGCACTCATGGAACGCTTGGGGGATGCAGCAGAAGAGGAAGGAAAGTTTGATTATCCCGAGCGGGACGAAAACGATGAACATCTGGATAACAGGTTCAATCATGTGTTGAATCAGTACCCGGATGTGGATATCTGACCAGTTCATATCAGGAGGACAATGATGCGGATTAACAGCAGTTGTGTGCTTCACAGCACCACGAGTCTCAACGCAAGAGTTCTTCCGCTCATTGGACGGGTCGGAACTCTTGAGCTGTCAAGTGGGCAGCCACTCGTATTCAAAACAACAACACCAAAGCAACAAGACGTCCTGCGTACCAGCACAGTAAAAGCTATTGGCTTTGCAGGAAGCAGAATTTTTGTCAAAACCGAAAGAGGAACCCAATACACATTTGAATTTCAGTAACAACCAAGCGGCCACTAATCTCATTTTTTTATAGATTGGCGGCCGCTATTTTTTTATCAATTTGAAAGGAAGTTTTTATCATGAATTTCATCAATGCCGCCACCAAGAAAGAACGCACCCATGTAGAAGAAATTATCAAGTCTCAGCCTGTTATGCCTCATGAAGGCATAACTGCCACTGAGATTGGTATTTGCGGCAAGCAGAATCTTTTCATGGACGTTTATCGCCCGGATAACGATGCCGAAAAGCATCCGATTATCATCAATATCCATGGCGGCGGCTTGATTGCTGGCCGGAAAGAACAGAATCAGAACCTGGCAACCTGGCTCGCTAAGGAAGGCTATCTCACCTTTGTACCGGATTACCGTCTGGTCCCTGAAACCAACATCTTTGGCCAAATCACTGATGTCATCAATGCGTTTGCTACTGTAGCTGAACGTGCTGAAGATTTCGTTGGTGACTTGAATCAGGTCTTTGTAGTTGCCGACAGCGCTGGCGCATTCCTTGCCTGCATGGCAAGCTCTATTCTCCGCTATCCTGTCAAGATGCAGCCGGTAGAGGACGAACTGGAAGAGAACGTACCCGAGGCAGCCAAGAAGCTCGTCATCAACGCGATGGGCCTGCAGAGCGGTATGTATTACATCTACAAGGGCCAGGTAGGTTTGCTTCAGAACTACTATATGTCTAAGGGCTGGAAGAATCACAGTTATGCTGAGTTCATCAAGCCTGAAACCTATTCCAAACTCATCCCCCCGTGCTATATCTGCACCGGGAAAAAGGACTTTCTCAAAAAACAGACTTTTGGGTTTAAGAAATGCCTCGAAAACGAGCGCGTTCACCACGATTACGAGTTTGTTTCCAAGAAGGAAACCGTTCATGCTTTTGCAGCACTGTATCCTGAATCCGAATCCGCAGTCGGTGTAAACCGCGAGATGATTCGGTTCTTCGACAGTTTCAAAAAATAATAAAACCAAAAAAACAAATAACAAGGAGGCATTTCATAATGACTCACAATGAGTTGGTTCATGACCTCTGCACTCAAGATTCGATTGTGGTGCAGAACTTTGCTGAGCTGATGCGGTTTGTGCTCGACGGCAAAGCGGAAGTTATCTACGACGGTTGGATTAACGTCTATGTTCCTATCTGGTTTGATGCTGATATGGCATTTGGCCTTGATTTGAACTCAGAAGAAAATGCAGATTGGATTAACATGTACATTGACTGGCATCCGGACGATACCATTCATGCCTATGTATCTTACTGCAACAGTTCTACTGACGACCCCGACTTTACTCTTGAAGTCATCATGAGCCCTCACCACCAGGAATTGTTCAATGCGTATTTCAAAGAACAGTTTAAGGCGGTTTATCACATGAGTGTCGAAGAAGCGTGGGCTAAATTCGGCACCGAATAATATAGTGAGGAGATATATCATGGCACGTAAAGAAATCAAAATTTTCATGGACGCCAAGGAAGCTGCCAGTTTCCTGAAAACTATCGATTGGTCCTGGCTGTTCGGCTTTCTCAGTGAGCGCTATAACGTTTCGCTCAGCCCTCACAAAGAGCTGAAAGACAACGGCGCAGCAATCATCAAGGTCGAATGGCCTGATGAACTGATTGAAAAGTGCGGAATGATGGCTGATGTCTTCTCGTCAGTCAAGCTCGTCACGTTCGATTCGTATTTCAAGGAAATCGTGGAATACGATGAAGATAAGTTCAATAAAGAACGTGAAGCATGGCTTACCAATCCGACAAAGACGTTCAGCTATCTCGATTGCGAGGGCATCGTCAAGGAACGGACTCTTGCACTGAACATCTCCCTTCGCTATACGCTGTATGACGGAGGCTACAATTTCGCAACGCTGCTCTATGCGGTTTATTCCGATGTAAACGGCTGGACTATCCAAATGGAAAAGGAGTAATGGCAATGGTTGAAATGGCATTTAAGGTAAATCCCGGCACCACTTTCTACAAGAATTATTTCGCGACAAAGGAGGAAAAAGCGCATTTCATTGAAATTGCAAAGCAGTTCTTCGACAAATATTTCCCTGATGAGAAGCTCTCGTATGTTTTAAATGACCGACTGACTGTTGATTTGAAGCCGGAGCTGCTCGCCAAATACGAATCTCAGGTTATGAAACGCCGTGACCCTCACGGTTTTGTCATCTTCAAACAGCGTTCGCCCATGAACTGCCTGTGGGAAGATGAGGTCTGTAAGAACGTGAACGGCAAGAAATTCCTTGCCAACCAGTTCTGGTGGGCCGACTTCAACGGTTTTGGCCGCATCACTACGGAGCTGTGGGATGATGAGCAGGGAAATATCTACGGATATTATTCCTGCGAATATGCAACTCGCAGCACTAAGGTTCCAGACACCGTTACGCAGATTAAGCTGAGTGAATATCACGCGGCTTACGAAGCATACACGGAAGCCAAAAAAGCAACTGCTGACGCCGCTGCTACAGCTTGACGCTGCTTGCGATGCCGGTAAAATTGTGAATGTACGATAGATAGCATCTGCGCATTTCAGCGCTCGTACAATTCACAAACTGATACAACTAGGCAGACTCATCACTACGATGGGCCTGCCTTTTTTGTTTACAGAAAAAGGAGAAAAAATATGAACACAAAACGAATCAAAGAATTGGCTGCACTGACCGATGGAGAACTCGCAAGGAAACTTCTCATTCAGGAGTTTGGCAATGACTCTGAAACCCATTGGGGAAACAACGCACACGATGAACGTGTGATGGTTACTATCAATCCAGACGGAATCGCTCAAAGGACCTGGGAAGCCGACCATTGGGTTCGCCTTGACGAATTCGACAAAGACGGTTTCTATGCCCGTGAGATTTACGAGGGAAAATGGGTCGATGAGCCATTGCCCAAAAACGTCATTGCACGAAATGTCACGATTGCTGCACCGAAACCTATTCAGCAGGAATCCAAAGACACTGAAATTCTTCGAGCGGCACAAGTTCTGTGCAAGCAGCTGACCGGAGATGACACCTTTGGATGGAATCCTGAGCTTCTTGCACAGATTGCGGATTGCACGGCAGCTTTGCTTGCCACCAACGGAATCAGCTCTCATTTTCCGAGCGCCAATACTGAACCCATCTGCTCTTGGGAAAAGCCGGTCGTCGAATATCAGCGTCCGGATTACGCCCTGGAGTATGGTACTAACTACTAAAACGAGGAGGATATCATGGCAAAAAACTATTTTGGTGTCGTTCTGACCACCAAGGAACACGATAAATATCGTCTTGTAGTATACCGCTACAAGGACCCTGGCATCCTTAATACCTGCCCGATGTGTCAGCTGCTTCGGGCCATTCACAAATTCCAGCAGGAATACACTGAAATTCACCGCGAACATTGCAGCCGTATCCCGCCTCGCAAGTGGTACGAGCTTGGCAGAGTAATGCCGAGTATCGTTCTGCGGAAATACGGCCTGGAAAAGCATTACGAGATGTCATTTGAGCCGAGTCGCGTGCCTCCAGCTTCTGCGCTGAAACTCATCCCTGGTGCGACCGCTTCTAACTGGAAGCAGTACATCTGGTACGTTGATGGTGATGTGACGATGCTTGGCTAAAGACCATTGCACATTCGTGCGAGACTCATACAATTAGAATTGTACGATAGATACCAGCAATCGAAAAGGCATCCTGCCTTTCGTACAATTCACATTTCGCTTGAAGGCGGACTTCCCAATCGGGAAGCCCGCTTTTTTGCGTACTGCAAAAAGGAGTGTAAATTGTGAGGAATGATAATGGCTAGATTTTTTATTTATAGCACGGAGGAAGCCGTTGCAGCTTTGAAAGAAGCGCATATTCCTTACCGAGTACACGGCGAATGCTGTATATCGGTGAACAATAATGATTACAGCGCCGCTGTTGAAGCTTTCTTTCGCAATGATGTTAGTTTTCAGCCAGAATAGCAAAAGAGGTGTTTCCTATTACTAAAATCTTAGCGTTTGGCCTTGCCGCCGCGTGCGCTGCACTTGCCCAGGAGGCTATTCCTTATTCACTCGACTGTCAACGTCATATTTTGGTCGATGAAAATCATTATTTTGAAGCCATTGATGTGTTCGATGACTACGACATCGATTTCGATGTTATCAGAAATTTTTGAAAGGAGAACTGTTATGTTTACAAAAGAACTCTATAAAATCACATGTACCCGCAACGGTGAAACCAGCGATATCGGCACTTATTTGCTGAAGCCTGGTCCCGAGGCTCCAATGGACTGCTACCGCAACTTTTTGAACAAAACGGATGTGGCCGTTTCCATCAAAAGCGTACCGGACGGATTTATCATCACTGATAATTCTGAACCTGACACCAGCTACCACCTGATGTTTATCCCGATGGACGACGATTTCTGGGCCCGCTGCGCGGCTGAGAAAGAAACGAAACAATAATATTTGCCCCTTCATCCCTTTTGGGATGAGGGGGCTTTTTTTGTTGACACTGCTTGCGAAAGGCTGATAATAAAAGCTGTACGATAGATACCATCTATAGCGCCATTTGGGCCGTACGAAAAATTCATAATCTCGCACAATGAAGGCAGATTCACTTTCGGGTGAGTCTGCCTTTTTTATTTGCGCGAACACAAGAAAGGAATTAACAACAATGATTGCAAACCTAAAAATTGGTCCGTGCCCTAAGTGTGGAAGCACTACGTTCCATGCGACAGCACACGCCACTCAGACCTGGCTTGTTGATGAGGACGGCGAGTTCATCAAGGCCGAGACCAACTGCGATGAGGTAACTCATTCTCCCGACACTGAGGACTTGTTTGAGTGCTCTAAATGCGGGGCTGAGGTTCCAGCAAAGTATGTGTACAGCGAATGATTCCGCGACTACTTTTGCAAAACCATTCGTACATACCATCGTTAAAAAATAGGCATGACCTAACGATTTGTTAGGGTACTTTTTTTGGAGGGAAATACTATGAAAAATCGTGTACCTGAAGTCTTTTTGTCCGAAATGTTCGGCGAATTGCGCATCATGGAGGATGACAACAAATTCTATTTTTGCGCCGCAGATGTTTGCTCGGCCTTGGGCTATTCAAACCCAAGCCATGAGCTGAACATACATTGCCGCCATGATGGCATCAAGGCTGGCAGGACGGATGTGAACGGCGTTCCCCGCATCATCAAGTTCATCTCAGAAGGCAACGTGTATCGCCTCATTTGCCGCTCCAACAAACCCGAAGCGGAAAAGTTTGAGACCTGGGTTTTTGACGAACTCTTGCCCCGGATTCGCCAGACCGGTGGCTATGTAAACGACCCTGTGGTCTTTGTCGATAATTGGCTCCCGAACACGGACGCCAAAACCAAGGCTTTGCTTGTCACTTCGCTGGAAGCTGTCAAGAATCAGGACAACATTATCGGCGTGCAGCAGGAGAGTGTTGAGTTCCATCGCGCGGTGAGTGCATCCGTGAACAGCGTCGATTTCGGCGAGTTTGCAAAATGTCTTGCCAACGACCGTATCAGCATCGGCCGCAACCGTCTGATGGCGTGGCTGCGCAAAGAAAAGTATATTGACTCTGCAAATGTTGCTTACCAGCGCTACATCGACCAGGAAATCTTCGAGGTTAAGGAAACGGTGTACTATGTCGGCACCACTTACCATACATCGCGTAAGACGCTGATTACTCCTAAGGGGCAAGTATATTTGGCAAAGAAGGTTTCTAAAGAATACAAAGGCTGATTTTGCTTGACCGCGCTTGCGGATTAAATAAAATCAGTCTTGTACGATGGATACCAGCAAATCCTTAGTTATTCACAACCTGTAGCAGAAAGCAGACTCATCTTCGGATGGGCCTGCTTTTTTTGTTTACATGAAAAAGAAAGGAACGATTTCATGAATTTTAACCCTAATAACCAGAACACTCTTCTCACAAAGAAAGTCGCAGCACTATACGAAGCAATGCAGAAGGCTGGTGATAGTGGTCTCGCCTTTATGGTCGTTGACAGTCTCAATAGTCTTGCAAATTATGCCAGGTTTTTGGCTGAACAAGAAATCTTAATTCAGCAAGCTCGTATCACGATGGATGCTGCAAGCTACCGCATTTTTTATCACAGCGTCGATTCTGCCCGTACCAGTTTGCTCGAAAACGCGGCTGCCAATGTCGCTTTACTCAACCGGCTGTGCAAGAAATACAACACAGACCAGATTGCTGGAAATGTGGCAGACGCAATTGAAGCCGAAATGAACTCCGGCAACATGTATTCTCTTGCTAATTCCCCGGCCTACACTGCATTCGCCAAAGAGGTTCTCAACACCTATTATACGACCGGTTCAGCCGGAAGCATCTGTAACAAGTAAATCAATCCAAGCCCTTTACGGGGTCCACATTGCGGTGGAGGCAAAAGCCAAGAGCCGCACGATGACCCCGCGTTAAGGGGAGACGTATGAGTATCAATCTGAATAGCCGCAACAACACCCTCTGCTGCAAGGTCAACGACCTGTACACCGCCCTCATGGCCTCTGAACTGCTGAACGACTGCGTTGATGACGTTGTCGTGATGCTCAAAACCTGTGTTGATTACGTCAACATAGTGTCGAGTCAGGAAGTCCAGATACAGCACGCGCGTTTCACGATGGACGGTGAGGAGTTTCGACAGTACGTCATGGAACTCGACCGTCATCGCCGTGCGTTGCACGAAGGGCTGATGGCACGGGTGAACTTTGCCAATCGTCTGTGCGTGAAGCTGAACACACCTGTTCTTGCTGAACGGGTCACGGAAGAGAACCGAGAAACCTATTTTGCTTTCGCAAAAGAGGTGGTCGATTCCTATTTCGGTGAAGCCATGCAGAACGGACGATTGCTCTAGGGCAACATTGTCCCAACCCGTTTTAACACTACAACTATGGAGGTATTTATTATGTCTAATAACAAAGAAATTATCTGCAAACTCATCAAAGCCAAGAATCAGGAGGCCAACAGCTACACAGACCAAACTTGCTACAATGCTGCCTACTGCTATGGCTACGTGGACGGCGCAACTATGGCACTAAACACTTTGAGCGACGTGCCCGAACGCCATAAGTGCTATGCTATCCTGTCCCATTATTCCAATGAAGATATCGGCACGTTTGACTCCGTTGCAATTTGCGGCGGGGTACATATGAGCTTTGAGTCGGCCAAGAAAGCGGCTGATGAAATGCTTGCGGTCGATAAGAAAAATGGGTGCCACGATGACGCCGTTCCGTACACTCTCGACGATTGCAAAGAATTCGATGACCTACCACTGTACATTGCAGGCGAGTGGGTCAAGGACGAATTTGAACGCTATCACAACTTTTACGCTGTATTTGAACAGGATGCAGCGCTGTAGAATACAGAACGCTGGAGGTGCTCTTATGTTTAAGGTGTTAGGCGGCATTGGCCGTTCCGTTCCACTCTACAACGGCAAGGCTCGAATCCTTGTCAAGGCAATTATCCCGGTTGCTTCCAGCTACCTCGCTGATATGCAAAGTATCTGTGAGGCAAACGGCTGGAAATCCGTTCTGGATGAACGCGGCAACCTGGTCGTTTTGTCTGTTGTGTCCATTGACGCTTACCGGCTTTCCGACAGCACCTTGATGACCGCATATCTGCACTTTGCAGAAACTGCGGCTCAGAAACTTACGGGCTGCAAAAATCGGTATTTGGTCGCTGGTGTCGTGTCCTACGACGCGGCCGCATAAGGAGGCAAGCAACATGAAATACCACGGATTTGATTCGCCCCTCGATTGGTCTCAGTACCTTATCCAGAAAGCAGACAAACACGAATACGAACCGTCTGAGCCGGGGAAGAGAGTCGAGGCTTTACTCGAAAAGCTCTACCTGCCGCAGAACTCCTATTCCTACGCAAAGTTTCCTCAATGGTTTGCGGATGCCGCTGACAAGGGGACAGAAGAGGAACAGGTACGGTATGTGATGAATCATCTCTGCCCGAATCTGTACCACTTCTACGAAAATCCGACTCAGAGGGACTTCCGTCTGGGACCTGATGTCGTAAATATCATGGTTCGCCAACATATGTGCGAAAACACACAGGCGACCATTCTAAACGAGGATGGTTCTCTCTATCAGGATGGGGTCCATGATACCCACGAAGAATTTCTTCGGCTGACGTTGTTCTTCGAACACGAGTTTAACGAGATGGATATCCGGTGCGCCCGCGTATCGTATACCTCATCGGACGCTGAAATCAAAGCCTGCTTCCTGCACGCGGTTCATAAGCGCTTTGGCTTGATGGACCCGGCAGCAGAAAGGCTCTGGCTCAGCAACAAGTCTAACAAAGTTTATTTGCTTCAGACGATTCACGGTATCGCTTGAGCACAAATCAAAGGAGTGTAAAACTATGAAATCTAATACTATTCGCAACGACTACGCTGCGGCACGAATTTCCGCTATATCCGCCATCATCGCAGCGGAAGCAATCGGAGTCACCCTGCTTCTCATTCTGATTCAGTCTCTGCTGAAAGCTGTAACTCCGCTGACGTCGGAATCCATTCTGATGCTGGTCCTGGGTTCTTTTGTCAGGACCGGAACCACCGCATTCTGCATTTTCGGCGTGGCCTCTGCGCTGGTTGCCTTGTATGTATCGGCTTGTGCGACAAGGGAACGGTATTTCTACATCGAGAAAGACGAGCTCAAGTTCATAGCCAAAGCCAAAGAAATGTTCGGCTGGCTGAAGAATTCTAAGCCCGCAATTGGCTGCTTTGCAGCGGCAGGAGCGTTTATAATAATGGCAATATCTCTTATCGCTGATATCGGTATCTTCGATTCCGGTCTCAGCCACGAAACGCTCGGTGCTCTCATCAGCGTTGCAGTTCTGATGCTTCACATCGCCGGTGGCTTTATTGTTGCTTCGGTGGCTTGTGCGGTTTGGGACAGCAATAAGATATAGGGCTCAAAATTCCAGACCTACGTGTATATAATCCAGAGCTGTCCATCTTCGGATGGGCAGCTCTTTTTGTTGCTCAAATTTGCGAATTGCGGATAATAAAAAATATAAAAATCATAAATACAGGAGAGCGAATCGCAGTGACAGATTTACTTGGCAATATGATGCGGAATGTGCGAATTGACGAATAAAGAAGAGCGCACGCCCCGTCTATAGCCGTAAGGCTTAGGCGGGGTTAGCTCGTGTTTAAGGACAAGAATCAGGATTTTTTATTTTCCGTTCTGATAAAGGTATTGCCTGGTTGTGCGAACTGGATACTGTAAAATTATAGTGAACCGCAAGGGAGGTGAGCCACTTTGAAAGTACATAAAGGCTATAAATTTCGGCTAGAGCCTACAGAAGAACAGAAAGTCAAAATCAATAAAACGCTCGGCTGCTGCCGTTTTGTATATAACTCTATGCTAGATAGGCGTATAAAAGCTTATCAACGGCGCAGTGAAAGTATGAGCTATATTGATACACAAAATCTGCTTCCTCAGATGAAAACTTATCTTCCTTGGCTTGCTGAAGTAGATAGTCAAGCACTCAAATATAGCTGTCGTCAGTTAAATAATGCCTATAAAGGCTTTTTCGAAGACGGTAAAGGGTTCCCCCAATTCAAACGAAAACGGGGAGAAGAAAGCTATACAACTACAAAAGCAAAAAGCATTAAAGTTGACGAAAAGTACATTCAGCTTCCGACACTTGGGAAGATGCGTTATCGTAAGAGTCGCAACATTGAGGGACGCATCTGTAAGGCAACAATCCGTCGCTCAGCAAGCGGCAAATACTATGTAAGTATTCTTTGCGAAGTAGAAGTAATGCCGCTTCCGGTTAAAGATACCGTCATCGGTTTAGATGTTGGCATCAAATCTTTTGCTGTTGACAGCAATGGAAAAGAATATCCAAACAATAAATATCTTCAGAAAGCGGAAGCTAAACTAAAGCGTGAGCAGAAAAAGCTGTCACGCAAAAAGAAAGGTTCTGCCAACTGGGAGAAGCAACGTATCAAGGTAGCTTGCTGCCACGAAAAAGTGACCAATAAGCGAAAAGATGCCCTACACAAGTTGTCATCTACACTGGTGAAAGAAAACCAAATCATCTGTGTAGAAGACCTCAATG